GGGTGCTTTTGTGTTGCTTATTCTCGTCAGATACACAAAATTAGCACGTTGCCAAGCGATTAGGGTATCTGAGATAAACTTCACCCGTTACCCTGAAGTTTAAGTCGATCGTACCGCCGCCGAACTCAAATTCTTTATTCTCAGTCAAGTTGCTGGTAATTGAGGGGAATAAGAAATGTCCAACTTTGCCATCGGTATCGATAAAAAACAGATCGGCGGCGTAATTGGCTTGAGTTGTAGCCGTCAAATAATCGGTATTAGTCGAGCTATAGGGGACATAGTAAGTAACATATCTACGATCGGTTACAAGATCAGCCGAGAAATTAAGCTCAAGATTAGCCCCTTGGCTCCAACTAAGCGGTGTAGCAGGGTTGAATGCTGCATGAGTTTGCTTAGTCAACTTAACCGATGTGCCATTGTCATCGAGGTAATAAGCTTCTGAGAGAGTCTGGTCAGCCGCTACACCAAAGCCACTGTAACCACTAATAGTTGCGCCTTGCGTAGCCTGTGTGACTTCCAACGTTTTGACGATCGCCGTGTCGCGAGTTCCGTTGGCTAATGCCAAGCCAAAGAAAGCGCTTAGCAATTGTTTCTGCTTAGAGCCATAGGTGAGCTTAAATGATGGCGCACGCTTTACCACATAGGTATCAGCTACAAACTTCTCACCTGTGCATTGATCGACTGCTTCAATTTCAAACTCTTCCACACCTGTAGCATATGTACCACTAGATGGGGTAGGCAACAGCAAGATTTTATCGTTTACTGGTGTGCCTGTAGCGGTTTTGAGCCACACTTGGGTTAGGCTCTTAATGCCTGTATATAATTTCTTTGCCATTGGTTTTAGATCCTATAAATTAAGTGAGTAGAGTGTCGCCAGCCGATGCGTAGATCGTGGGGAGCATAACTTGGGGGTTAGTGTAAGTTGTTTCACCGATCTGCGTTCCTAGAGCCAATGTGAAGGGTGCTGTAGTGGCACTAGCCAAGTTGGTCGGATCATAGGTCTGATCATAATTAGCAGGATATTCAAATTCCCTTACTGCAATTTTCCAAACGCCGCCTGAAAATTCTGGAGTATGGGTGATTCGTTTTAGCAAGCGTACAGCCGCGTTAATCGTTGCGTAGTAATCAATAATTGTTCGTGTGCTATCCTCATACAATTTCGCTGTAGGGGTCAGCGTGCGACTAATCGTAGCCAAAGGTACGATAGTGTTCGCAATGCCTGTTAATGCCATATTTAAGCCTAGCTAGGGTAATCACTGCAAAATAAAGCAAGTGAGTGTTTTTGGCAATTGCAAACTATTTTAAAAAAGTGCTTGACATTTATTTCGTTAGGATTTATATTAAGTACATCAAGCAAGAGGACAAACAAATGACTACCACAAACACCACCGCGCAAATCGCTACATTCCTTAATGTATCGCCTAATCAAATCAAGTCAGTAACCGAAATGGCTTGGGTGTTCTGTGTCGTAGTCAAGGGCTGCAAAGCTCGGTTTGTTTCTAAGAAAATCATCAAGCAAGAGGAAGTCAAAATGTCGGATTCAGAATTAGCTCAAGCGATTGCTAAAGCAATCAAAGCAACTGGCAATCAAGGCAATGTATGGGAAAAGAACGGCATGACTCGCGTTTATGTCAAGGGTTCAGGAGGTGCTGGTGGTTTCATCGTAATCGATGATGGCGATCTTGAGTTCCGTCTTACTGGCTACGGTCAAAGCGGCGTTATCCGTGACGCTGCTCGTTCTGTAGTTGCTGCTTAATCAATCATCAAATAATCAAAAGGAAAAAGTCATGATTGCACTGAAAGTTTTACAAATCCTCGCTCAACTTGGTAAAGAAGAAATTGTCTGCATTGCTGAGATTCACTCTTTGGAGTTGAGCCAAGGTCGTCACAAAACGGGAAGTGATCGCACTTGGTGGAGAATCAAGTTCATGAATACTATCGTTCTTGAGTTTCATCCTTGTACTTTCAATCTTTTTAATGGCTCTGGAATGGAGCAAAAGTTTTATATATGATCTGCCTATTCTGCGAACGCCGATCGCATAAAAATGGTACAAGGCAAGGAGAGCAGCAATATTGGTGTGATACTTGCAAATATGGCTTTACTGAGAATAGCCGCCCAACTCTCAAAACTTTAAAAGAGAAAAAACAATAAATAAAAAAGCCCCTCAATCGTGACGGGCTTTTTTATGGCAACAAAGTAAAACTTACCCGCGCCGATGGCGCTTTTGCCCCTACTAAAAATTTATAGCCATAGCTGCGAGTCAGTGAATCAATATCCAAAGTGCCACAATGATCGGTAGTCGAAAAATAATTAACAATCAAAGCAGGGATATTACTCTCATTGTAATCTTCAAGAATCCATGCCAGAATCCGTGGCACATCATAGGGATCAGCATAATTATTAAGCACATAATTTACCTCCCATTCTTGCGTATCGCTAGCGCCCCATCCTTTGCCGCCGTTCCTAAAAACTTGCAATAATGGGAACTTATCAATGCTATTAAAATCGGCTAGATACGTCACATCCTGAACCACAATTAGTGAGGCGCTAAGCGCCGCCCCTGCTTCATTGAGTCGTTCTTTTAAGTATGTGCCAAGATTTTCTAAGTGTGTATCGATTGGTGCTGTCATTTTTGTATCAAAATAACTGTTTTAAATTCAATTTGAGAAGCTAAAGGGATAGGCGGATTAGTAAAAATCAATTCAACTTTTGGTTCATCAAAACCTATCCCTGCTATGCAATTTAATACAATATCATGCCCATGAATTAGCTCTGCTTCATTAGCTAATTCCAATACAAATTCGCCTGATTTTGCATCAATCAAGGCTTTTGTATGGTCGTTTTCCAGCTTGAAAATTGGGAATTGCATCATGTCTCACCAGTAATAATATAATTTTCCAAAGCTTTCGCCACAAGGTTGCTCAAATCATCAGTGTGAGTCAAAAAAGCTCTAGAATTATTATTAAATCCTTGTGGCAAGTTTGTTCCAAACTCAATAAAATCATTACCAGATTGAAAAAAATTACCCGCGCCGCCAACCTGTAAAGAATTAATTAATGCGCCTGTATCTCGCAATTGCAAGCCATTATCTCTTGACTTTGACTTTTTGCCAGATTTATTTCTAGCGGCGCGATATTTTAGGCTTAAAGCCTCCCAAAACGCCCCATTAAAAACTGTCCCGCTTACAGTAGTTGATGGGGCGCTATCAAAAACTTGATCAGTATAGCTGCTAATAATTAAGGCTATTTGCCTAGCCACAGGCTTTAAATCAGCAGCGCGATCGCCAACTGATTGTAATTCAGATAAAATATTAGTGAGTTGGCTAAAATCTATTTCGATGAATCGCGACATATATTTAATGGACTAGGATGGACTCGAACCATCAACCTCACTATTTAGCACATAGGAAGAGCAGAAAGGAGATTTATTTCTGTTATAAAATTCCATGTAACCCATGTACCTAGTGGCTCTACCCTTTAAAGCTACTTAGCCCAAAGACAATATAGCATGAAACAATCTGAAGTTATTATTCATACTAAAGTAATCCGCAAAAACTTATCAGGTTGCAAGCCACTAATAGGCGAAATTGTCAGTGATGAAATTAAGCGAAATAATAATGGGGGGCAGTTCCAAGTGTTAGTCAAGTATGAAATACAGCCTGATAGATTTGTCCAACGATGGGTAGCTGGTGGGAATCTAGCTAAGGTTGAGTGGTAGGCTTAACACAAATCAGCACCCATCTTTGATAAGCAAATTCATGCTCTGCTTCTGTCTTTGCCTCTAACATTTTAGTAAGTAAATTATCACAATTACTGGGCGGCGCGGGGCGAGTTTTGATATAATCATCGCACCGATACCAATGATGGCGATCGCTGTGATGATTATTGCTTTTTTATTCATGATTATTTTAATAAGGAACCCGCCAGTTTCAGTATCATCGATAGGCTTAGCGGGTTTTGTACTTTTATCCTACCTCCATCCTTTAGGCAATGGCGCAAGTGTTCTATTTTTCCAATTAAGCGTAGGATCTGCAATCATTTTTGCGTGAGCGGGGTTGATTTTTGGCAATAAAACGCTGATAGTTGTTCGACAATTTGGGTGAAATGACGGAGTATTTTCAGGGGCATTTTCTATTGGGAAAACCATCCCATTTCTGGTTAGGCAAATATCAGTTATTCGATCATCAGCGATCGCTAACAATCTGCAATGGGTAGCTAAGCTTGATTGCTTAAATGTCTCTACCCTAGCCTCACTGTATGCATTTGTGGTTTCTGTTCGTGAGATTGTGGCGGCGCGTGATTGGCTTACATTCAGTGTCTCTTGAATTAATAAATTTATTTTTTGCGGTGGCAATACATACCCATTAGGCTGCTCAATCATGCCCTGTGAAACATTATTTTTTACCCTATCTAAAATCTCATTTGCATAATCACCAGCGATCATTAAATTACGATTTAAAACTGACTTTATCCATGCTTTAGGATGGCTTGCATCAAATGCTGAGAATGGCTTTATTTTAAAGATTGCGTCAATTAAATCTGAAACTTTGGCATATTGTAATGAGTTTTTTTTGTTAGGAATAGCGGCGCGCAATTCTTTGATCGCGTCTGCACTGCCAGATTTAAAGCCCTTATCCCACACCACATTTAAACTTTCTGCAATATTAGGCTGTAAATCCCATGTTAATTTTTTAATTTCAGCTAACGATTTGCCTTGCGATCGCTTTACTAAATCGCTTACAGCAGCCTTTGTTGCATTGGACATAGCTTTTAATGCATTGCGCTCTATTTTGTCCATAGTCACGATTATCTCGCTAGCAGGCATTAAATCAGGTGCATCTGCATAATTGAATACGCCAAATACTGAATCGTATAGAGGCATGGGCGATCGCGGGTAAATGTGGTTTTATTTTAGCTCAGATGTATGAATTAAATATAGTTTTGAATTAGTGATTGACATTTGTTCTGTTAGGATTTATATTAAAGAGGTCAAGAGCAAAGGAACAAAGCAATGCAAGTCAATACAGCCAACGTCATCGCAAGCATCGTTAAAGAATTTGATTTTAAATTTATAACAGCAGAAAATATCACCAACATCGAAATTAATGATTTTAACTTTTGCTTCTCAGTGAACGGGGGTGATTATTTTAGCAAGCTAACACTATCTGGCAAGCATAAAAAGAACTCAATCCGTAAAGCTATTTACTAAAAACTAACCACAGTCCCGCCCGATCGCGCTCCTACACTAGGGGCGCGATTAGCAGCACCAATGCTCACGCCGATCGCTACTTCACCATCAATGTAACTTTTCATCAGATCTTCTAACTCCTTTGCCCCTTGTGTGCAAAATTCAGAGCGAATATAGCCACCTTCATCCGATGGCTCTGCACCCATGAAATTGGGCGCTAAGATGTCACAAATCGTAAGTTTCTCGACAATGCTCGCCAGTGCTTTTTGAGCATCAGTATCGGTAAGATTTAATGGGAGTTGGTACTTACTTTTTAATCGCATCCGTACCCGTCCCTCGACTTGTTCAGCTATTTGGGTAGTGTCAGCATCCGTGATTACTGTTTTGCCGAACGCCGCTTGTGTGCCGCCCATTTGAAGGCGTTGCTTTAATCTAGTATCGATTGCTGCTAGGGTTATAAATTGTAAAGTCATTGTTTTTAATCCTAAATATTAAAAAAGCTCGATCATGCGATCGAGCTTTTTGTTGTGATCAACAAAATCTAAGCTACTTTTCGAGCCGCGATATAGCGAGGGTCGCGAACCACAGGTACGAAGTTCGCGACGGCTGTAGTCCAGTATCTATGTGGAACATCATCGATTTTCTGTCCATTGACTACATATATTCCAGATGCTAACCGATTCTCAATCGTAGGAACAAAGCCACGCTCAATATAGCCATCCCAGCCAAATTGATAATAACCAGTATTAGCGCCAACTGCGAGAAAGAACTTATCACTGATTGTGCCATTAGCTAGCTCTTCAGAGTACTTAGCATCATTAATAATAACTTCAGCCCCTGTATTAGGATTGATACGCTCACTGATCAATTCTTTAACTTGCATATCGCTCAGAAATACACCTGTTAGATCTTGCGAGGTTGTGCCACTACCACCAGTACGGGTAAGCCATGCAATCTTGGCTTCATTGGTAGCTGCTACTTGTCGCAATTGGGCGCGGTGCATTGAGATGTTATCAGGGAATTTGCCCAAAGTATTGTAAACAACCTCAGCGTGAGCTTCTAGCCCTGCTAATGGTGTAGCAGTAGTTGGAGCGCTCCAAAGGTCAGCACCTGTGAGTGCAGTCGCGATATGTCCTGATGTAGTCGAGTAGCTGATTTTAAATTTAGCCTTACTGATTGGGTCAGTAAAATCGGTACTTCCAGAAAGTGCAATTTCCATTGCCAATCGCATCGACTTATCATAAATCGCAGGGACTAGATCGCCAATTGTGCCAAAGAAATAATTTTCAATAGCCATCTTAGTCGCAGGGGCTAAATTGCCTTGTTGCAATTCCAATAATTGCTTTTGATCGCGTTCGTTCCACTGATACTTTTTACCGATCTTGCAATTGCCCAAAAGCTCTTCATTCAGAATCATTTGGGGGCGGCTTGGTGGTACTTCTGCGTCTTCAGCAATAATAGTCGCGATGGTCGGGCGGTGATTGACCATCCGATTAATTAGAATTGATCGGGATGGGTAGGAAGTAGCAGGAATTAAGCGATCTAATCGAGAGCGATCGACAGGATTAAGCAAGCGCCAATCAGTTTGATCGACTTGCTCGCGCCATACCTGTTTATTTTCTCTACGTTCTAAAAATTCATAAATTGATTGAGTCATTTTTAACCTCGTGCGATTGATGCAATTTGTGGCAAAGCAGCATTAAGCGCCGCATCCCAATAAGGGATAAGCGATGTATAGATGTCTGCTTCACGGTACACAGCCACATCATCTGCAAGTGCATCTAATAGAGTCTGTGTGCTTGCAACTAGCAGCTTTTGGACTACCAAACCCAGAGTGTCGCTAGGCTTAACTGCTACCCCAATAGGAGCGCCGATCGGCTGTGCCACTGCACTACCCGCAGCTAGGGTAATCACGTTAGTAGTGGCATTGATTGCAGTCGAGGCATGGATTGAGGCAATCGATACATTCTCTTGCATCGTTGCAGCACTTGCAGTAGAGGTCACGCCGCCGCCTGTAACAGAAGTTACGAAAAGGTAAGGAATACCAGTTTTTGCATAGAAGTAGACAATCGCGCCACTTGCAATTGCCAGAATCTTGTCACTTGCCACACCAGCATTGATAAAGGCTGCAAATGACGTGGCGGTAATAGTTGCGGTTGTATCCCCTGCGACTAGGGTATAGGTGAGAACCTGACCTTGTAGGGTCAAAACGATGGTGTTACCAGTGGCAACCGTGCCAGCAAAGGTTAAAGTCGCGTAGGGACGCAAAATTACCAATGCTTCACCATTTTTAAAGAGCTTGGCATCGGCAACAGTAACAGTCGTATCGCTAGCAGCCAAAGCCGCCGCTACTGTAGTTAATGGCAATACCCGAACATAATCAGATGATGGAATATTGGCAATTACGGAACCAGCCCGAACAAGCTTAGATCCGTTGGCATCAGCTTGCAAATAGGTTAGATCAAGCGTCCGAGAGATCGGCGCTTCATAATCGTTGGTTGCGAGAATATTAATATCCTCATCAAACCCGGTAAATGTTGAATTTAAAAGGTTAGCACCCATTATTTATTTCTCCTGTAGTTAATAACTAACTTTGGTCACGGGAATAGAAGCGGCGCGTTCCTTGATGGAAGCAACTTCGTCAGCAGGGCGTTCAGGTACTTCCTGATTAGGAATAGGAGTAGCGCCATAGACTGAAGGTGCAAGTTTAGGATCAACGGTGATATTCGCGTCCACATAGTTTAAAAACTCTTCAAGAGGATCGCCAGCGATCGCCGCCTGATAATTTTCAAAAGCTTTGTCACCTTCAAAAAGCGCTTTATATTTAGCGGTACTGAGCTTGCAAGACTGACTGTTAAGAGCGATCGCCCGATCTTTCAGTGCTGAAAATTTGCGAGTATCTTGGTTATCTTTTTGCACCTTGGCTAATTGCGATTGCAAAGCCTCAAAATCAGCAGCACTATATGTTTTAGTTTCTTCAGTCATTGGTTTTTCCATTTGGATAATTGGTACATCTGCCACGTCCTCATCGGGCTTAGGAGCATGGATACCCATAAGATGATCCGACAAAGCCGTGACAGCATTTTTTACGCACTTGTAGCGACTTTTAGGGAGTTCGCTATCGGTGGCATTAGCTATGTTGCCTATGCAACCCATAAAAGCGGAAAAGCCTTTTTGAGTTGCATCCATAGCATCAAGATTTGGTTCTACTTGCGTTCGCCGCATTTGCGAATCAAAAGTATAAGCGTACTGCTTTATATCAGATTCTCTCGAATATATGTGAGCCTCTGCCACAGCACCCCAAGGCACAGCAGACACTTCAAAAATTGTGCCTGTATCTTTTTGCAGAATTATGCCTATAGATAATTCTTTTAATAATTTTGAGTGATATTTTTCAATCGCCTTTTTATCGCGAATCTCAATGCCATCATTAAAAATTGCATATTTGCCAACTGACTCACGATCACTATTTTCAGCCAGGTCTACATCAGTAATTTCACGCGCCGTAAATTTGCCAGTCACTGATCCAATGCGAGACTTTTGGCTGTACTCATGATCAGTAAAAAGTTTAATTTCTTGAGTGAGAGCATACTCGTTTGAGGTTGCCACAATCGCATCAATTAGCTCACGGGTATATGTAGTTTTTTGCCCTTCACTGTCGATTATTTCGCCTTCAGTCAATAGCAAAGCGGGGCGCGTCAATACGCCACACTCATCCAGTGCCGTATTGCTGTCGCGGTAATAACGATGGGCTTGCTTTTTCATATCTTCAGCAAAATAAAGCAAAGCAGCATTTTTGGCAACATGGTAGTCATAAGTTAGCTGCCAATCATCGCCTTCTTTTTTTCGTGTTAAGTCAAAGTCAAAAAGTTTTTCTTTAATGAATCCGTCTTCCATTTCTTCAGCAACGAAAATGCCAAAAATTTTATTAGGCTGAATTTCGTAACTACGAATCTCATTAGCACGTAAAGTTCTAGCACCATTATTGGTGTAAACAGGGTTTATAAGTCCGTTTAGGATTTGTAGCTTTACTTCTTCCTGAGTTAGTTTTTTCATGCTTTTTTGACCACATACCCCTGCATAAATTCGTTAAACCAGTCATAAATATCTTGTGCATTTTTTTGAGAATCAATCCAATCAATAATTTCTGATTCTGATTCCATCATTTGTGTGATTTTTGTTAATTGAGCGTCTGTAATTTTCATTTAGTATGCCCTGCTTCTTTAAGCGCTTTTATTTCATCTAGAGTAATGGGGATATTTTTCCCCTCTGAAACGATTGAATACATATGCTCATCTTTGTCAGGTGGCGAAAACCCCGCTTTTTCATAAAGTTTTGCTCTTTGATCTCCAAATCCATCACCCGAAAAAGGCGTATTCATCAAAACAGTCCCTTCAGGGGCTTGCTTTACATATTCCCGAACATGATCACGACTAGCTAGAGCTAACTTCAGCCCATCTTTCCCCTCTATATTAGATTTACTAAATCCTGAATCTACAAATATATTTACATTCTGAACTGATGGAGGCGGATCAATTGGCGGATTTTTTGCGGATTTAATATCAGTTTCAATATCATGCTCATCGCCAACAAAGCTAGTTTTAGTAAATCTTTCTAAAGGCCCAGTATATATAGGCGGAAATTTATCAGTTAAACTATTGTTTTGCGGAAGAAAATCGTCAGCTAGTAAACCGTCAAAACTCTCCGCCCCCTTCTCCAAATTATCAGGATTAGCCAATAAGTCCCCAACAGCATTAGCTTTAGCATTTGGTTTAGGTTTGCAAGCTCTATCTTTATTGATGCAAGTATTGCCACAGGCTTTACCCCTGACACAATTTTTATATTGGCTAACGCAACCTAAATCTAAATCCATAAAAAATATTTCTTTGCTTAAGGCTAGAAAATAAAGCAAGTATGCTTTTTTGGCAATAAAGAAGCCCCTGATTAAATTTAATCAGGGGCTTCTTTATTGCTGGTTAGAGGGTGATTGAGCTAACCATAGCTAACCAAGTGCTAACCACCCCTACAAGCAATACACAGAGCCGCTTTTGTGCCGTGTTGGTTAGCCGCCTAGCCAAAAATGCTGTTTTAAATCCTATACAAAACAGATACACGTAAAAACACTAATGAATATATGTGTATATGTATTACCTGTATGTATGTGTAATGTAGGTATTAGATAGGCAATATGGCTAGACCCCTGCTACACATAGTGGTTAGTGGGTGGTTAGCACTTGGTTAGGAGATTTTAACGAATAGCCTACACTTCTTATGTGGCATAGATCATAAGGCTGGTTAGCACTTGGTTAGGACTATTCTGTAGCACCTATGCAAAGTATGGTATAATTTTTAAACTATGCCAAAACCTAATCTTGCAAATCCGATCTGCCAACACGTTTTTAAATCCGTGGTTGACGGAGAAATTATCAAAACTATTTGTGGCAAACACACCACATTTAATAAAAACTTGCCATCGGGCGCAAAACAGTACCGATGCAGACGCCACACGCCTAACTTCACCTGTACTGATAGTAATCGCCCAGAAGGTGGACAATTGATGGGCGATCACAAGCTTACACAAGCCGAACTAACAGCACGGTGGAAATTAAACGATCCTGAAGGATATCGCGCCGCCCAAAAACGCAAACAGGAAAAGCGCAAAAAGGCTAAAAAATAAATAATTTAAAATTATATTAGCGAAATTAAAATAATTTACCGCGCGAAACCCCCACACTGTATACGTTTAGCAAAATATCAGTAAAATAATTTAAAATTATATTTCTAAAGTTTTACTAAAAAAAGCTCCTGAAAGCTATGCACTGTATACATTTGAGCGATTTTGCTAGGGGGGTTGACACACGCCATATAGAGTGCTATATTTATATACATAAGCGAAGGAAAGGAAGCCGATAGGCATCTTAAGGCAGGTAACTGCAACTGGCGGGTTGAGGCAAACATCACGTCCTTCGAGACACCGAAGTCTAGGTTAGGAGCTACTAAATCGGGGTGGTAATTCCCACTATAAATACGTGATGCGAGGAGAAAGTAAAAACTCGTTAAACCTACGAAATACCACCTCGTCGAAAGTGTAAGAGTTAAGAGGTAGTGGAGAACCCACTTAAATCAACCGTCTACCCGCAAGACGTAAACTGAGGGAATGCCCCTTAAACAGTAACCTCCGCGCGGTTAGGGGCGGGTAACGCAAATACTGTTAGGGCAAAAGTCGAGCAAAAGGAAGAAAAAAATGTCAAACGAAATAACTGAACAATCTCAAAAAGTTAGGGTAGAGATTTTAATCGAAAATCCAAATCATCGTATTGAAACATTTGAAGAGATTTTTGCCAAACGCAAGCGATTGAGGGAAGAAGCACAGAAGGCGCGTGAAGATAGTATGAAACGAGCTTAACCCCACTCGCTAACCTTACCCAAAGCCGCCGCCTGACTCTTAGGATTAGGGGCGTACATACTAATCGATTGCAATAGGGCATACTTCACTGCATCTGCTCTATCAGGCGATCGCCCTAATCGCTTCTTCACTTCCTTCTTACTCTCAATCGACACCACACCACCATCAATAGACGATCGCCTGATAGAGCATAGCTCAGCTTTTAATTTAGGATCAGGAGGTAACATCAGCGTGGGATTGTACTGAGGATCTAGCGCTTCCATTAATTTCCATGCAAGCATCGCGTTCATGTCTCTGAAGCGTAATAAGCCAGTACGATCGGTTAATGGCTTATTATTCCTATCTGTGGCACTAGCGCCCCCATTAATCGCCACTACGCTCCATCCCATCTTTTTGCATGAGTCGTAGGGGCTACTGCCTACACCCACAACATCGATATTTATTTGCGGGTTGCTAATTCTCAGATTATAAATAATGTCTCGAACTGCATCCCCATCCTCAACATACTTACCCTTGGTCAGGTGCAGTGGCATAATAAAATCAGCAAACCGAATAGCGATCGCTGTTTCATCGTCACCGCCCCTCGATGGATCAACGCCCATAGCAGACATATTCATCATTGGGTTTTTAGTCCTATAAGTGCTCAGGGCGTTGCTATAGTCGAGCGACTTAGTACCCATATAAGCAATCCATCTGTCCATAGCCGCCACAATCCATGCTGTGGGGATGACTTGTAGATCAGTAGATTCAGTTACACGCTGAAATAATCCTTCTCTGAATCGCGTCCTTAAAAATTCTGGCAGTGCATCCAATTGCTTATCGTATCCAGTTGCCATTAAGTAAGGATTATTTTCAATACCCGCACGAATAAATGATCGTGACCTTGCGACTAATATTTTTTTATCCCCTGTAGCAAGCGTTATTTCGTAGGTAGGGCGCTCTATTTTTGTTTTATTAGCAATTGCCTTTCTAACATCTTCCAAGCTTGTACGGGCTATTTCTAAGTCTTTCTCATCGTCTCCTGTTTTTACCCGCACATACCAAACAAGCGAACCTTCTTCAGCGCGATCGCCATCAAAATCAGGATCAACAAAAGCGCCCCAATAATCCATAACCCACTCACCATCAACAGTCGTTGGGGGATTTCCTGTGGCAATGACCCGACACCGCACATTAGGATCTGGGTGACGGTTCCAAATATTGATAGAACGATACTGATTTTCAGTAAATTCGCATATCTCATCAAAAGCCTTAAAATCATGCTCCTGTCCTTGAAACTTTACCCAGTCTTTCTCATACTGACAAGCACCAATCTGGATTGTAGTGCCATTGGCTAAGCGCCATAGGTGAAGTGATTCGTTATAGCTATCTTTCGCATGAATTGACACATCACGCGCAAAAATAAGCCGTGAGCTTTCAATAATATTTCTAGCGCGTGGGAATTCGCGCCGCAAAATTAAAGCTTTTTTGCAATAGCCAGCCGTGCCAATAATTAATGAAGTTTTACCGCCGCCACTAGCGCCGCCAACATAAAGTTCATCGGCAGGGTGATTAAAAGCAAACTCTTGAGGGCTATCTGGAATTGGTTGCCAATTGATATCTACATCTATTTGTTGATTTTTATTCCTGCGTACTATTTTCGCTTTGTGTTTCGGTGATTTCAGTGGGGTCGGACACTTCGTAACCATGTGCTGTCACCGTATCGATCGCTTGCTCTAATTTATCAAATAAGCCCCTTAGTTTTGCCCTGCTGTCGGCTGCCTGTAATGCTGTTTGGTACTTCTTCTCATCAAGTGCTTTACGGATGATTTCACGCCTTAATTCCATCTCTTCAGCATAAGCTTCTTCTCTCTCAATCGCGCAAACCTCCTTCATTTGGTCACGCGCCCTTTTTATATATCTAGTCGTTTGAGCGCGGTTTATGCCCCACGTTTGCCTAGCATAAGCTACGATTTTTTCAGTAGAATGACATTGCAAAATAAGCGAATAAACTTTATTTACTCGCTTTTCTATTTCTGCATTGTCGCTTTTTTGTGCCATTTAACTTAACCACTGCTCTATCACAGCTTTAGCCACCTGTTCTGTCATGCGTGGCGGTACGCTCATTCCTATCATATATTTGCCTATCTTACCCGTTTTCGCTTGGTAGTCATCAGGGAATGAACCAAGGCGTTTATATTCGGCAAAAGTATAAGCCCTCTCTTCAGTTTCGCGATCTTTAGAAATTAAATCAAAAGAATTACCTGTAGCTGTCAATGTTGGGGCGGGTTGAGAATAAGGATCATGTATAGGAAGTCTAAAAGCTTTGACATGCCTTTCATTGCCAGCCGTAACAAGAAATAATCCTTTAACTTTATGCCCTAAATCTTCTATCGCCTCACCCGCGCTAATCCATCTGTGCTTAGGAGCTAATAGCAATTTAGGCTTATCAATATCATCGCGCAAAGCCACAAAAAATACACGTTCTCGCTTTTGTGGAACGCCACAATCAGCAGCGTTAACCAGAAATAATTGAGGCTTATAGCCGATCGCCTTAAACCTCTCAATAATCAACTTGCAATAGCCTTTCGCATTGCCTTGTAACAAACCTTTGACATTTTCAGCGATCGCTACTTTTGGGCGCAAATGTTCAACTAAATCAAGGTAATCAAAAAATAAATCATCTAAAATTTGTTCGGCTTGACCTTCTCTAAAATGCTTCTTTTTGCCCCATGCTTTTTCGCGGCTGCCAGCCATAGAAAAAGTTGAACATGGCGGCGATCCGTCTAGGATATCTAATTGGTAAAGTTCATCTGGTAATTTTTTGCCAATTAAATCTTTGATAGGACATAGAAAATAATGTTTAGAATTGAGATTTAATTTATAGTGATATGCCATTTTAGGATCAATATCATTAGCTGCAATCACCTCGCACCCTGCTAACTTATACCCCATAGAACTACCGCCGCCGCAACTAAAAGTAGTCATAACTTTTAGTCCGTTTTGAGTAACGGATTTTAAATCTTTCAGATACCAAGCGATGCTATTTACCATTAAATTGAAACCCACATTTGGGGCATTCGCATTCAAACTCAAAATTATCTACATTGACTTCTTTAGCTGATGATTCAGGATTATATGGAACGTTTTCTGTTTCGCTCTCATCTGTATCCACAATCAACTCATCGTCATCATACATATCTGAAATATCAATTTCATCCGATATCTCAGTCAATAACTCATAATCAGCATCATAGTTAATTTCGCTTATCCGATTATCTGCAATGCCTAGCCTAACTGCTTTTGGGTGATTAGCATCTGGGATATCATCACGCACAATAATCACAGGACGATCACCTGTAGTATGCACCATGATCGGCTCAGCATCTTCACCAAATCGATTAGTTGCAACCTCTAAGCGTGCCGAACCTGCGAACGTCTCACCATTGGCAGCAACAGTTATCCCACCTTGCCATCCGTCAGTTTCAATAACACTGTCAAGCATTGCCATACCACGCGGCTTGTGCTTATTAGTGTTTTTTGCTTGACATTTAAAATCTGATAATTTAGCTTTACCCTTTGCCATATAGCCCATTTTGCTTTATTTTATAGCCCTATGGCTCTGCAAGATCTCACACTATCATACGCCGATCTATCTATCACTTTTCGTAATTGGAAAGGTGCTGATTTGCCACGCAGCCGCAAAGTATTTGTAAACGAGAGCAGTTATGCCCAGTCTGGCAATTTAATCAAGTCAGGCACAAGTTTTGAGTTGCCTTATCTGTGGACAATAGCCTGTGACCTGTACCAGACCGATTATGACAAGATTAAGGCGATCTGGGAACAATTAGACATCGCTAGACGGACAGGAACAGGCTCTCTTTTTGTCACGATTGATGATGAGACTGAAGAAATTTATGAGTATGGCAAAACAACATCAACTAAAACCCGTACATCTGTAACAGGAACCACACCACGAGAACTTAACGGCGGCGTTTATTACTATCCTAAATTCCAAGCAGACTGGGTAGCGCCGCCCGAATTTGGACAAGCCCGTAGTTCAGTTCGCCTTAGCCCGAATAATTCTGTAAGAGCCGATCAGGTATTGATTCGTAGTGTCGCGATGGTGCTGCAAGATACTGGGGTGAAAATATGACAATTAATATTTCATCTCGCTCCTTTGCCCTAACTATTGCTGGTGTGGATAGGACAGCCGAATTAAAATCGATTACGCTCTCGCAGCCATCAACATTAGAGCGGCGTGATGCGCCTGTAACAGGCGCGATAACTTTAGCTTTTGGCGCGCTCAAATATAACGAATATATAACTATTGGCAATCCTACAATTGCAGCAAATTGGGCAGTAGGGGCGCTTGTAGTATTCCAAACCGCTAACGATTCAGGCGTGCTTGTAAATGCACTGCTAAGCGGTGTGCAGCTATATATCCTTAAAGAGCCGTCACCTCCTACCATCAGTTTCGACGAAGGTACATTACAGATAGATGTAGGCGATATTCTTGCGTACCAATCACAGCGCACGGCAGACCGTGATGTTAGCGGCGTGACCATTGGCACTTATACCGATCGCGATGACATTGTTGTGCGAGTACTTGAGGATGCAAGCATAACCTCGCATTCTATCCCCGCGCTAGGCTACCCATTTAACACACCAGTCCAGAAATCAGGCGGATCACCTATCAAGTTTGCAGGGGACTTAGTAGGGGCTATTAACCATGTTTTGTACTGCAATGCGTCAGGCGTAGTCGTTGCATCACCCATTGATTTAGCTGCTAGTGCGATCACTACACTCACTATTGGCTCTGATGAGTCGAGCTTCGAGCCTATTGATGGTTCTGCTATTCCCACAGTTACAGAACTCACTATCTCTGGTGTGGCACAAGCCCCAGACACTGGTGATTACCCAATCCTGAATGTCACGACTCAAGAGCAAGAGTATGGGGTAACAAATTCATCTGCTCGTACTGTGCTTACCGTAGGCAGAAATACCGTCCAAATTACAAGCGAAAATTACTCAGTAGAGGTTGAGGAAGTCGCATATGTCTCCCCTATTGTGATTGGATTAGAAGCTGTAATGGTTGCTAGTCCTTTGGTTGCGAATAAAATCAAAGAGCAAATAACAACTTTTGATAGTCAAAACCGACTAAGCCAAATTACTACCAGAAAATACTCAAGATTTATCGCTAATACTGTTGGCGGTACGCCTCCCATAGGAACGCCAACGACTCCATTTTTTGAGATTGAGCGCACCATAGTTGATTGCACGTACACCGATGGCTATCCCTCAAGTATTCGCACAGCCGTATATACAGGCATAAATCCGACATCTGGCAATATTGCCACGCTCTACAGCACTTCTCGGCAAACAATCTTTTATGCTCCTTCATTGCCATTTTGGAGCCAAATCACAGCCATAGAAACTTTCGGCACAAATTATGATGGTGTGACAGGCGCGATCACACGATCAATAGCTTGCAATGGGGTAACTTATCAGGCATTTACTACAGGTGATAGTCGCTTGCCTAGCAATTTTGTAGGTGCAACTCGCACACCAAAAATATCTAATGATGGCTCTACTAGACCACCCTCAATCACTTACAGTGAAAAATCAAAAACTAAGAATCAAGAATTATCAGCAACGATTACCGCGATCCCATTAGCAGGAGTGCCATCAAAAGAGAAATTAGCACCCATCATTGTAGATTGGCTCGTAAGCGATGCACAAGCCTTGGAATATGGCAATCTGGAAGTAGTACTAATGAATGGGAGAAAGCAATGTAGATTTATGATTACGGCTCTCACTGATCAACTTTTGGCTTTGCGCCCCCGGTGCAGAATCGACATTATTTTTAATGGGATTTTATACCGATGCCTGGTAGATGCGATCGCATTTAGCCAAGATTTGACCAGTCGCACGATTGGCTTTATGTGCGATGTGATTAGTACTAGCCCTGCTGCCACACCGTCTACTGTGTACCGTCCTGCTACACCGATCCTCTCGTTGCGCGGCTCTATTGTGATTGATGCAATCGCCGCAGGAACTATCACGCAAACCTTTGATATTGGCTCAATAATTATTGATGCTGTGGTCACTGGAGTGCTAGCAGAGCAAGGTCAAATCACAGGCGCGGTTACTATCGATGCTGTTATTTTTGGAATATTGAATCATTAATTTAGGAGAAAAAGATGGGACATGGTAATGCTTTTGGTGATGCACAAGCTCAAAATATTCAAATAGCGATTGATCAAGGATCAGGCGCGGGTAAGCTCAAAATTTATGATGCTGCTTTTGCTACTTTGCTGGTAACTTTTACATTGCCAGATCCGTGCGCTCCTACGGTTGTTACCAATGCAAAAAAGATAATTTTGAATGCCATCACACCAGTAAATGCCTCAGCAAGTGGCACGGCGGCGGCATATCGATTAACCGATAGTGCTGACGTGACCATTTATGAAGCTGATAATCAAGTTGGCGTTAATGGCAGTGGTAGGCAGCTAATCATGAATACCACTACGATCACATCAGGCGTTCCCCAAAATGTTGTGAGCTTAGAAATTGGCTATGCCTGATCTCACACCATCCGACAAAGTACGAATCAAACTTGAGCAAAATATGTCTCAAGATGCGATCGCACGGGCAAGAAAAATTAAGCTTGAATCGACTGCAATCTTGCCAACCTTCATGGGTGAGAATGGCAAAGTTAAGCGATTAGGACAATGCGAATCAAGAGCATTAATTGTTCCTAATATCTATTACGGCATAGGTGAAGAAATGCGTCCTATACCTGTTAGGGGCGGGTTATCAATGGTTGACAACAAAAGCGCCCTATTAGCAGTATTGCCTGCTCCTATATTTGTACCACCATTACCCCCACTACCACCGTTGCCGCCTATTAGATGGATAAGTGGGCGCTTTACTCTGACTTATAACGATAGCGGATCAGATTATTCTCAAGAGGTAGATTTTTATCATGAGGTTTCAACTAATGAACCGTTTACTTTTGCGCCTCCCATAGATAGTGCTACTGCATATTTTAATTCTACATTTTCAGAATCAAGCAATAGGATTGATTTTGTGGCTTCATCTTCAGGGACATTAAAAGATATTACTTTTCAGCTTAATAGTACAATTGGAGAAGTTGCGCGTGAAGGCGATTCTTACCGCCCTGTTACCTATAAATTCTGGGAAGGCTTTGAATACGGATCTCTCCAAGCTAGCGGTGAAGAGTTAATTAATGATATCAAAATAATGACGGAAACAAATTATGCATATTCTCAGTTTGAAGGTTTTTTAATTAATGTCCAGTCCTCAGATCCGACAGGAGGGAATGGAGATCTATTATTAAATATTAATGGATATATATATCTCGAATTTTTATAAGAACTATGAGCATTAAAAATCTTTTATCAACTGCTTTCTCACAAAGCGTAATCAGCTTAAATAATCGTTTATTCCAAGATGAAAATCAGCAAACTTCTAGCGCAACTTATTTAGGCAATAACCAAGTACAGTTTGCTAATGGCGATATTAGAAAAGCTTATAATCAAGGCACAAAAGACGCTTTAATTGGTGAAAGCGTGACAGTAACTTTCCCACTGCATTCTCAAATTGGATTTTACTCGACTAAGATTTCATAAAAAAGTGATCACTATGCATGGGGGGTTGAGATGGTAATATAATAGCAGCAAGCAATCCAAGGCGAATGTCTAAAAGCACATAATCTTTAGCGAGTAGAGATTATGTGCTTTTTTATTGGTATACTTTATTTAGACTTTACTTTGTAAATGCTAGATATCCCTAAACATTCCCGCCTGTAACTCCGCAAAGTTACAGGCTTTTTAATTGAACTTGCCACTGCTTAGGAATGTTCTTTTTACCATCCGATAAGTGCCATCTTCCAGTAAATAATATTTATAATTTGGGTCAAAAGTAGGTGCAAGTTTAACCCTTTTTGGGTTTGGAATTTGCTTCAAAAGTGCAAGAATTTCGTAGCGTATCTGTGGCGTAATTTGGTTTGATAATGTCATTGTTTTTTAAATCTCGCTAGAGTTGAAAGTGAATAATCGTTAATGGATGGATAGCTACCATTTCCAAATTTTTGAGGCTTTGTATTGTTATAAAGGGTTGCATCCCCTGAATACCAGATTGATGCAACTTGCCTGACCTGAGTATCAAAATCAGGGGCGTTCCGTGTTTGCCCTAAATACTCGGCAAGCTTGCAATCAATAACCTTGATTTGCTTCTCTTTTGAGGCAAGAAATTCTTTTTCGGCAAGTGGCTTACCAAGACATTGAGTTGACCATTCCTTGATGTTTTCTGGCATAACTTGAGCTAAACCAAGTGCGCCCGAATCAGTGTTAACAATCTTGCTGTCATGCCCTGATTCTTGACCTGCAATTGCATTACGCAACTTCTCGACTATTGGCTTTGTAGATGACTGTAACTGGGGTTCCTTGCCTTGCAAAGCCCAAAGCAAAAACCCAACAGGAGGATCAATTTTTCGCCCTTTTAACTCTACTTCAAAATGCAGATGCTCACCTGTAGTAGAGCCGCCGCTATTACCCGTAGTAGCAACGATTGCGCCGCTTGCATAAGCTCCTGAATTACAAGATTCTAGATGCATAAAATTGAATCTATAGTCTTTCATAAATGAACTTGTCACACTTGCAATCTTGCCGCCTTCAGAATCATCACTGCACTCGATATAAATAGTTTCACTTCCAAATATCTCACCAGCACCCCAGTTCCGAGGCTTACCGATCGCGTAAATATCCGTACCTTTAGGAGTATCAAGATCAACGCCGTTATGCATTTTTTTTACACCAGTAACAGGGTGGATCCGTTCACCAAAGACTGAAGTAACTTTATAAGCTAATACAGCATCACCTTCTTTGAGTGTGCGATTAAAGCCCTTGTCTACATTGAGTTCTTTAAAGTTTACTTCCATGCCGTTAGAATCAAAAGTTGGAGCTTTGGCTAATCGCCATCCCCACTCTAAAAAACTATTAAGAGGTTGAATTACCACAAAAGAAAGCAAAAAACCAGAGAGCGCAAGCCTAATAAAATTATTAGTCCTTAGCTCCTGTTCCTTTTTGCTAAGGACTTGATGGCGATACTCCACGCTGCAAACTTCTATCAGCGCTTCCATTTGTTTTTGCGGGTGTGCGCTCTTTGTTGGTGAGCGATTGCGGGGTGTCTGTGCTAAAGTCATAATCCAATACTTTATTAAAATTTAGATTTAATCTTTTACCTGATTCAGTAATCCATGTAGCCCCTTTTTCTGTTTGACATAGTGGATTACCTAGCAACGCGACGATCGCGTCAGGATCGGTTAATTGTCTTAAAGTCCTAAGCTGAGTAACAGTGACAGCTTTTGTTTGAGATGTTTTTGTGAGACAGCCTTTGTCATTACCTTCCAAAACTTTTGCAAACTGGGGAGGGGTAATATTTGGGAGTGTTTTTTTGATATCGGAAACACTCGTGAACCTCATGTAGCCCTGCTGCGTGACATCAGCTAGAAGCGCCACAAAAGATAATGTTAATATTGCTGATGTGGCGATCGCTGATTTACGCATGATTAACGATACCGATTGCTTTGGAATTGGATTATATCGCCGTTGGATTGTGCGATTTGACCGCCGTTGACGCGATCATTGATGATTTGGACTTGTTGATTTCTGCTGCGCCCACCATGATTACGCACATCTGAAGATACATCTGTGCCATCAATCTTGACAGAAATCAAAGCTTCAGGCTTTGATAAATCAACTTCAATGCCATCGGCATTAATTAAAACAACAATTTTGCCGATCGGGGTTGTAATGATAATTGAATCGTTGATACCGAGGGATTCTCTTTTAGTGGTCATGACTATTCACTTTCTTAATTAATTGTTCAACGCGATCGCGATAAGCGGAACCCTTAGTATAGAGATTAGCTGCTTCAAATTCGTACTGAGCTTTGGTTAGGGGTGTATATGTACCGTCTGTTTCAAGGCGATACATATATGGGGTAGGTTTAGCCATTAATCGACTCTCACTTTAGTTTGACGAGTAAGAGATGTGCTTGTAGAGGTAACTTCTGAAGCATTAGCAGAATCAGCAAAAGATGTTGTTATCGCTCTCCCAGTACGTCCAAATGCAGCGCCAACGACATCAGGGCGGAGGTTGTCAGCAAAATTACGGGTTTCTGGAATAACAGGCTTACTGCTAAACCACGCGATAATTAGATAAAAAACAGCAAGCCCTAGTGAAGTCCATCCCCAAAACTCTTTAAAGCTATTGATGGGACGGCTTATTACTGTGGCGATCGCCATCATCAGGATTTTGCCTACAGCGCCATCTTCTTTAGGGTTAATCGTTGCCGATACCCGTTGTGTAACAATCTCATGCACATAAGCATCAGGGCTGCCATCACCGTTGTAATCGATCACGCCGCCGCCGTCTCTACGAGCTAAATTTGACATTATACTGCCCTCCTATTAATTGGAATAACTTTGTCGTTGGGGATTTCATCTTCTTCTAAGTCAATATCATCAGGGATCGATTGATTTGGCTTAACAATTTTGGGAATAATTTCAAGGCGAGGGGCAACACCATGCTCTTGGATGAGTGCAAAACGCTGACCTGACGTGTATAGCTGCTCAGCTTTAACTAGTAATTCATCACGATTACTAAAAGCAAAATGAGCAGGATTATTAAGAACTTTCATTGCTACTTTGCCGATAGAGATTCTAACCATCTGATCGAAATCAGAAGTAGATAGCCCTGTATCTTTTGCTAATGGCGATTGACCTAATAACACGACATAGCACCTTAACTCAGCACCAACCTTGATTAATTTACGAAGATTTCTAAGAGCGTCTTTACCATGATCTGTGAAAATCCAATCCCACTCATCAATGACAAATATTTTGGGGAATTGATCTGCAAAATCAGTCTCTGATTGCTGTCTTTCTTCGACTTCAGAAACAAAGTCTATAAGTGCTTTTGGAACTTTAGCAATATCAGCACAATAAGGTAAAAATGACCAGTTAGGTTTTGCTTTGCGATATTTGGGATCGATTAGCAGTTTTTCGGTAGTAGGATCTTCATCAGATATCAAAGACAGTAGGTATTCAACAAAAGTAGTTTTTCCAGACTGAGAAACCCCTTCAATCTTGTAATGCTGGCGTTTTAAGCCATCACTACCAAACATCATCTTGAGTATCCAAGCACCCGTACTATCCATTCGCTCTGAATCGTCAACACTTCTAGAAGGTCTAGGCTGCTGAGTTCTGTCCTGTCGCACTTTTACCTCAACCCGATTATTATTATTAAAAACCACAGTTTGCTTTGCTTGAGGCTGACTAACAGAAGGTTGCACTGGCTTCTGAATGATTGGCTTATTGTCGAGGGACATCACCCATCGGATCAGAAAGTAAGAAGCACCTAGACTTAATGCAGCCGTGATCCCATCATTGTTATAGCTCTGTGATACGGTTTTAAACTTTTGCCTGTCTACGAGGGTTATTTTTTGAAAAGCCTCCATTTCTTCTTTTGTACGCAGTCCGTCAATATATTGCTTAGGCATTGCCGAATAAAAGGCGGCGGACGCGAGAAGCACAAAGCTAATTCCATATTCTATTGCTCTCACTTTTTCTTTCTAACTCCCTGATACAAGTCAGTTGCGATCGCGGCTTGAGATTGATCTTCGATTTTTGCTCTCGCATCAATTTCATTGCTCATCGCGCCAAAAGCCACTGGAGGATTGAATGGGAGATTGGGGTTTATCCCATCAAGAGCAACCCTTGCTGCTTTGAAGTCGAATAAAGCCTCATTAGCCTTTTTCTTTTGTCCAACAGAAATCGCATCTAGCCATCTCTGTTTTTGTTCAGCAGCAAAGATAAGTGCATAGCAGTCTTTTCCGTTAAAAGCGCGATAGCAACCATTTTTATTGGCAGGATCACTAACGTGTCTTTTAGCTTCTATTAGAATCTCTTGCGCCCTCTCATTGATAGAGGCTTGCTCTATCTCGTCCATCTTGACATCAGTTACCTGTTTCAATTCAGAGAACTTAGCATAATTGTTTTTGATAATATCTTCGTTCACCTTTTCCATATTCACAGGCTCTTGCTCAGGGGGATGCACTGTCATGGTTTGAGTGTTTCCCGCGCCGCGAGATGCAACAAATAGGAGCGCTCCCATTACTACCGCACCGATACCGCCGATCGCAACGCGCCATGTCAACCACGACATATCTCTCTGAGGGATCGCAAATTGCTCTGTAGGGACATGAGCGATCGGTGCTGATGTATTTGGTTGTGCAGCAAACTCATCTGCGATCGGGCGATCGGCGTAATCGGTGTCAGTAGCGATCTCATACATGGTGTTTACGCCGCCTCGCTGCCCATAAGTATTTCTAGCTCGTTTTCGAACATCAAAGGATTGGGTTCGAGGATCTTCGGCAAAAAACTTTGTAAATGCCCGATCGCCTTAGTAACAATTCGATCTGAATTTTGAACAGCGTGCAATGCTAGTTTCTCAGCCGATCTTGTAACAACAGCTTCATTTAACTGATCAGCCACATAGCTAGAAAGTGATTCTAATTCAGTTCGTGTTGCTGCTTGAATTTGCGATGCATCACGAATAATAATCTTGTCAGGTTCAGAGGATTGAGTTTGTTGACCATTCTTTGTGGCGCTGCCTCTTAATTCTGTTTCAGTTTCTTGCGACATTCTTTTACCCATTTATAGGAGTGGCGGTTAATTGTCTTTGCTACGAATAGCAGTAAATCGATTAAATGATCGGGAGGGAAAATCCAACCCTTCTCATATATGCCAGTTGGCACTTTTGCTTTTTCTGCCTTGTTTCTCCATCCTGTAATAGTACGGGGGGTGACTTCCAAGGCTGTCGCGATCTGGTTGGTAGTTAGTGCTAAATCATTGGTTATTACCGCCTCCAACCAGTACCTTTTCTGGTCATTTCTGTTCTCTTCTGTGGAAACCATTGGAAACCATCGGAAATATCTGATTACAAATAAATTACACTATGTAATTAACAAAGTCAAGCTATACTCGTAATTATTTTTGATTACAGGTATGTATGGCTGAGAGCATAGGCAAAACGATCCGATTCCCCCCGGATCTATTGGTAGCGATCCAAAAATGTGCAGACGCTAGGAATATAAGTTTTAGTGAGGTAGTGGTAGAAACTTGCGAGGCTAAATATGTAGCGCACTCAATTACGAGTCGCGTTGCCAACTTAGAGCAAGAAGTTAGCGAGATGAAGAAAAAGTTGCCATAAAAAAATGACCTACTCAAACTTTTTGAATAGGTCATTTTTTTAATGAGTTTAAGCGACTATCGCGCCGACAAACCCATTCTGTTTCTTTCTTGATTTTTCGTGATATACCTCTTCCATTTTGCGCTGATACTCTTCAGGGGAATCGTATGCGCTTGGCTTTCCTGTATTCTCAGCTATGTGTTGATATGCTTCTAAATCAGGTAATGGGAACAAGTCTAGCGATTGCTGCTTAGGCAAAGAGTCCATAAACTCATCCCAAATGCCCAAAGCTAAATCAGATAAATTATTAATCAAATCTGAATTATCTTTATTCAAGATTTGGTGTGGCAGAGACTTGAATGGTTGCGTCATTTCGCCACAATGTTCGCCATCAAATTTGAGCGAAAATGTCAACTTTTTGACATCATCGTAATCATAATCAATTGTGATCTCCTCAACCGCAAAAGTGTCAACTTCACCAAATGGGTAATGTCTCTCAAGCAAGCCGCGCAAAAAGATATTAGTTGCACTGGCTAATGAATCGCCATTAAAAATGATGCTAGAAGTAGTGATTTTATGCGAGTTGTGGTCAAGATAGCCAAACTTGGTAATAATCCCTTCCTTATCAAATTTGATAAGGGTTAAGCGGCGCTTTTTAGCCATTGTATTTTTTATCCATATACAAATATTTTTTAGTCTCAGCCTCAAATTCCATCGCGTAAATATCAAAGGGGATATTTAACTTTTTGGCTTGGAATTGGTGATATCGCATCGCTCTTACTGTGTAGCCAATCTCTTTTAAGATTAGAGCAAGAATAATTGCAGTAAGAGCGATAAATATTATTTGTTGCATAGATTATATTTCTGCTAATTTTCCGACAATGCCAGAATCAGTCCACACTTCTACTGCTCTAGAACCAAAGTAAAAATCTTCAGTTTTATTGTGAAACCAAACATTAACGTTTATATTGTTTTTATCAGATTCAACCGACAAAAGGCTAATTTCGTCTGATTCAGTAAAAACAGTAGTTGGAGCCAATGTGTAAGTAATTGAGCCGTCTTTTGCAATAGAAACACCTGTGACAAATGAAGCAAATTTAATAGGCTGCTCGTCAATCAAAACTTTGACGTATAGGTACATTTGCTATTTTCCCTCTACAAATTTATCGATTTTTTGAATGATTTCAGCTAACTCTTTCTGAGCGCGATCGCAATCTTCGCGCCATATTTTAAGATAATCAGGCAAGATTGGATAGTCGGGCGTGAGTGGATTTTGGATGATGAATTTGAGCCTAAAGATTTGTTGCTCAACTTCAAGAAATTTATCCCATAATTGCTTTTGAGTCATAGTTTTACCCGCCCTAATTAGGGCGGTGTGAGAGTTAGTTAGAATTCATCATCATCATTGCCATCATTGTCACTGCCATTGTTAGGGGCGGTTTCTTGCTGTTTGGATTGGTTGCTACGATCAAGTTCATAGGCAAGCGTGCCATAGCCTTCATTAGCAACAAACACTTCACGAATCAAAGCACGCTTGATATTATCGCCACCCAAAAACAGAGTTCCATCGCTAATATTTGCCTCAGTAGGAGCAGCAAAATCTTTGACGATGCAGCATTGATTGACATCTTTCCCACTGCCGTGCAATTCATGGGTAGTATTAAAAGCAAACACAGCATGACAGAAAAAGCCTTGGTTTTTAGGCTTGCGATCCTTACTTAAATCCGTCCATTGCTTCTGAAATTGCTCCTTAAAAGACTTATAGGCTTTAGCAAAAGAAGTTGAGAACACTCCGCCAGCATTGAGTTGAATTGGTTCTGAATGCAAAAATTCATTTTTAGAATCCAAAAAGAAAACAAGATATTTTGTCGTCTTTTTAATCTCGCGATCGCCTTTATATTCATTCTTCCAATGCGTCTTTTGCCCTGCTAAAGGATTTTTAGAGCCATCGGGTTTTGTATCAGGATGAGTGCAAATCAAGTCACCAACATGGATAATTAAAAGACGAGGCGACTGAAACAGAAAGCCATTAATCTTGTCGCCTTGCTTAGTCTTAAAAACGTGTGGTTTTAGCTTCTCGGTTTTTAATTCCACACGATCTGCAATCTCTTGAGAAATGAACAGCCCTTGGTCACCAGCATCATTCATTACTTGGCAATGGGGGCGGCTTGTAGCAACGCCTGTGAATTCATCAGATTCAAATTGAGAAAAATCAATAGCCATAATTGTTCAAAGTTATGCAAAGTTAGTAATTTTTTACACTATGCAAGCAACCTACACTAATGCAGTAGGGGCGGCGCTAGCTGCTCAAAAATATTGGCTTAAGGTAAATCTAGCACAGCAGTTTTAACCAAATGCGTAGCAACTAATGCACCTGTTTCCTTATGGAATTTGAGATGATATAAGCCCAAGTTGCCACAATTAATAAATGCGTCAGGCTCTTTAGAGTACTGGTTATTTTTAGAGATTTTCTCGACGATGCTTTCAACTTTTTGCTTTTCAATAGCAGCTAATCTTTGCGCCTCATCAAAAGCAGCAGTCGCTTTTACAAGTTCGATTGTCAGGTTTTGCAATTCTTTATTGTTCATGGTTTCTTACCTTCCAAAAGTATAAATGTCGTCATGGTCATCAACTGAATCGGAATCTTCATCAACACTAGCAGCAGTATTGATTAGCAACTTGTGGCGACGCTAAAATCAGTCATTATTTCTACATACGATTCAATAATACAAATCAAATCATCAGCCATATCTACGGGTATATCAGCAACGGATTTAAATCCGTGATTTCTACAAATTTCTGAACGATATTTTTTAATAGAATCGCTATCAAGATTGTTAGCGATTAGTTTTTTTTGCCAATCTGCTAGTTCCATTGCAACACCGCTCCGCATCCATGCCTAGCTGACATCTCGAAATTAGCAGCGCGATCGCTATCCCGATCCCACATACGTGCCATCCGCTCACGCTCTAGCTCAATATCAATGTCATCACCATGAAACCATTTTGGGGTATCCACAGCATAGATTTTTGAAGATCTATCAGTCCCTAGTAAAACAAATTCGCCATTATCATCAACCGATGTGTGTCGAATAAAGCTGGTAAATTTACCTTCAAATTTAATTGTGTCGCCTGTGCGAGATGTGACTGTAATCTGTAGCCCATCTGCATCGTAGGTTTGACCGATATTAAAAGTTTTTGAGTCATCAGCGCCTTTCTGCTTACCCCATCCGTAGAGCGCTTGCACTTCTGATAGTGGCATTGTGCGAGTACGTGGCTCGTATCCACATTCACGATGCTCTACAGCCTCAAAAAGTACCGTCTGCGTGTCAGTACTGACTAATAGCCATTGCTGATTAGTGCTGTCGATTACGATAATATCTTCGCTATCATTACCGCCGCCAACTGGTGTGGGATTGTCAATACGGTTAGGGCTTGGCTCAATCCAAGTACGTGTGTCAGGGGCTGTCACTTCGGCGGATTCAGTCTCGACTGGAGGGGTGTAAGGGGTGATAATTTCACCGCCCAAGGTTACTTGCTCAATGCCATCTTTGTTAATAGTGATCTTCTTTCTAGTCGTCCCGTCAAAAGTTGCAAAGCAAGCCGTGCGGTGAGTGACTGTGTGCGTTGCGTATGTCATGCCAATTTGAAAAATCATTGCTTTGCGCTCCTTTTTTCTCGTGTAAACACTATAACATGACACGGTGTTATTTTGTCAACATTTTAAAAATATTTCTTTTTGGTATGATGTATGTTATTGTGATTTACAGATATATAGGAGTCTAATTTATGGCTGTCGAGACTAAAAAATACACTACAGGCAAGCATCAAAATATTAGGATGCAATTGTCTGATATAGAGGCTTTAAGACGATTAAGGCGCTCTGATGAGGGGAGTGATGCGGTAACTCTCCATAGAATTATCGAAGCCTATGAAATGTATGATGCAATTTTGAATATACCTTTAGCACCTTGCAAAGGTGACAGTTAATGGCTAATCACGAATTTAAAATAGGCGATCGCGTTCGCAGTATTGGTATCCATAGCTCTTGCTATGGCGCAGGTAAAATTACCGACATTCGTTTAAACGTAGCAATTGTCACTTTTATTCTTGATGGTCGGACGGAATCATTTAATTTGAAGATGCTGAGGGAGGCATAAATGGACAGTCACAGATTTGATAGATTTTTTCGTTCTTTAGGGAAAAAATATTGGGATTGCGTAAGCGATGAAAAAATTGCTGAACAGTTTGCGATCGCAGACATGAACCGTCCAATGTCGCCAGTATTTTTTCGCTATTGCATGGGTCGGATTGATATAAGCAGAGTGGGAAAATAGCAAAACAAATGGGAACACTAGCAAATAACACAGAAATTGAACAAGTCTTAGCAGCGATCGTATATCTTGCCGATCACTGCGATAGCGCTAATGCTGAAGATGGCGCAGGTTTTAATGCCTATGATGCTGATAATGGGCATCGGATGGCGGCGCTTATCCGTGAGGGTAAGTCGCTATCTATGATTGATTTTCAACGAGCGCTATCGTTTACTCGCAAGTATAAAAAGCAATTGAGCGATCGCCCTATGCTAACTATTACTGAATCCACAAGTCCTAATCGGGATGGGCTAAACGATCAACAAGGCGCGGCGTTTGATGGGATTACGAGTTGGTTTAGCGATCGTAATGGCAGTCGTGGGGCTTTGCTAGTTGGCTATGCTGGTACAGGTAAAACTTTTACTGTGCAAAGGATTGCTAAAGAATTAGCTGGTAAAAAAATCTGCTTCACTTCACCCACACATAAAGCTAATCAGGTGCTGTCACAAATGGCACATCAGGCGGGTTTGCAAGTGGAAGTAATGACAATCCACTCCTTGCTCGGTTTGTCGCTCCAATACGACAAATTTGGCAAGCAGAAGATTATTCAGAAATCTGATGACAAAAGCTACAAATATGATTTTGTCGCAATTGATGAAGGCTCGATGATTAGCCGTGAGCTTTATGAATTTATCAAAAGGATGCAATCGCGATACTTAATCATGGGTGATCCTGCTCAGTTGCCTCCTATTGGTGATGATGAGCAATCTATATCGGTAGTTTTCAAGATTTTTACTCGATGGGATTTAACCAAAGTCGTCCGCTACGATGGTGCAATCTACCGCCACGTTACCGATATTCGAGAAAATATTACTCAGAAAAGACTTCCATTCCACAAATACGAACGAGGTATTTTTGAGAAGTTTAGCTCTGATGAGTGGATGCAAAATCTCATCAGCCGCTATAAAAAATCGTTGCAAGATGATAAACAAGATCCTAATGGTATTCGCGCCCTTGCCTGGACAAACAAGCGGGTACAGGACATTAACGCAACGGTAAGAGCCGCTATTTATGGCAATTATAGTATTGTGCCTTACCTTCATAACGAGCGATTAGTAGCCAAAGATTTAATCGAATTGCAGCACCCCGATGGTGATTGGCGATCAGGGTATGTATGGGCAACTGGCTCTAATACTGTGCTTATGCACTCATGCGATGAGTGCGTGATTAAGCATTTTAGGCAGGGCGTTAAGCTTGTTTTTGATGTGGAATTTGATGGCTGGCATTTGGATGTGCTGACTGATTTGGGTGATCGCGCCACAATCTTTATTGTGGATGAATCTGAAAAGCAGAAAGTTTTAGCAGTTTGTGGCAGCGCTAAAAAGCAAATTTTAGATACTCACTTAGAGCATCGCGATCGGGCTGAAAAGTGGCGCTTGTGGTATCAGGGCTTAAATGAGTTAGGCTTAAAATCTGTCGGCAATTCCTTTATGAGAAAGTTGCAATATGCGTTCGCTCTCACTATCCATCAATCGCAAGGGTCTACATTTAAAACTGTTTTTGCTGATACTGCTAATGTCTTTGGCTGCCAAGATGTTGAGCTTAGGAATAAACTGCTTTATGTTCAAGGGTCTCGCGCATCGCAAGAATTATATTTGCTTAATAATTTTTAGCTTTAATTATTTTTGCTAGCATCAGTACAATTGTGCTATACTAGCAAAAATAATTAATGAGGCAAAATGACCAAAGCATCTACCCATAGTCAGGTGAAAGCATACATCTCCCCTGAGAAGCATCGCAAAGCGCGGATCGCGGCTGAACTTTTAGAAGTAAAAATCAACGCAGTAATTGAAGCGGCAATTGACGATCTTATTGATCGGGCGCAGGTGAAATTATGATCGCAAAAAAAGCACCTGTAGCTACAGGTGCTTTTTTTGCATAGGGAACGCACAAAAACTTTTCCGAAACCCAAAAATCCTAAGAGAATAATATCATGAATTACGAAAAGATTATCACTCGATTGGTAGATTTAGGCTTGTCGCCTATCCCAGTCGCTCCTTATCAAGATCCCTCAAATACTTCTCACCCATTCCATAAGTATTTACACCAATCAAAAAAGACGACTGATGCATGGGATAACTCAGTAAAATACGAGCCAATTCTCGAAGCTGATGGCAGTTTTAAAGCTAAGTTCACTGGCAAGAATCCGAGCTATTTGTTGAAAGCCAACGGATTTCCAAAAACCATTGAACACAAGAATTATCAGCGAACCCTACCCACACAGCTAGATTTTGAGGAGTGGTTTGCTAATCTCTTGAATGGCATTGGCAGTTTAGGGAACGAACGCTACCGATGGCTTGATCTTGACCGTAAGCATTTTGCCACGCAAGGGGGGTGTGATCTAGCTTTGTTGCAAATATGCCCAAATGCTCAGGAGGGATGGCTAGAGCAGACCCAGTCGGGCGGCTATAGGTTGCTAGTTGATTGTGGCGAGAATGGCGCTGACTTTACAAACTTCGCTCTTACTGAAGGGGGCGATCATGTTGGGGAATTATTAGGGTCGGGTAGATATGCTGTGATGGCTCCTACGATTGGCCTCAATGGGGCATATACAAATATTAATTATGGCGATCCGATTCCGTTGGCAGAAATTAATATTTTTACCACATCCCCTAAACAATCCCCTGTAGTAATTAAATCTAGCTTACCTTTACTAAATATCACTCAAGGAGCGATCGAGCTTTTCAACTGCATCACGCCTGCTACTCAATCAATCATTGCAGGCAATCCAGAAAGTAGCGATCGCAGCGCAGGCTTAACCAAGGCTGCTAAGGAGCTTTACGGCTGGCAGAATTGGCTTAATGCTAATTCGATTAGTTTTAATGGCAGTGCAGACACTCTCATTAATGATTGTGGGGAAGCACTGGGGATTGATGGTGATCGCATTGAGAGAATTAAAAAAACTATTGATGCAACTTCATGCTTACCCGCTTGCGTGATTCGTGGTGGTGATGAGTCAGCGATCACCCATGTTAAAAAACTGCAATATGTTCTTAGCCCATCCGCTAGTCAAGATTTACGCTACAAAGCTCCTGTAAAAGTTGATGATTTGAGCGATATAAATCTTTTGGATTTACTGCCAAAAAAATATATTGAGGCGGTAAAATTTGGCTGTGACAAGCCATCAGCATTGTTGCCAATTATCAAGGGCTTGGCAGTGGCAACAAAAGATTATTTAATCAGCAAAAAGATTAAATATCGGAGCAATCCGACTGAGATTTTAAACCAGTTTTGCCAATCTCAAGAGCCGCCGATCGTAGCGGCTTTTGATTCTATACCCAGTGATTCAGAAGAGATTGATATTCCCACAATCAAAAAAACTTTAGCGGCTTATGAATTAGCCCAAAAGAAGATTAGGGAACGGATTGAGCGCGAGGCACTTCGCACTACCCGTGAAATTGAAAAAGCCAAAATCAAAGCTTCTGCACTTTGCGAACTTGCTCAAAATATCAAGACGATTAAGCAGTTTTATAGCGATCGCTTTCGCCTAAATTTGCTCACCAAGGAAGTCGAACTTGATGGCGCGATTTTTGATATCGATACTTCTAGGATTTATTTTGCTGAAGAGATTAATATCACTATCACTAAGAATGATGCGATTGATGCGATCGCTGTCATTGCAGAGAGTAATAAATATCATCCTGTTTATGATTATTTGGAAGATTGCCACAATAGGATTGGGGATGATACGAGCATCCTAGATGGGCTTGCGGCGCGGTGCTTTGGTGTTGATAATCCATTGTATGAGGCATTCTTGAAGAAGACTTTGATTGCTGCTGTGGCAAGGGTTTACTACCCACTGACTAAGTTTGAGAAGCTAATTCCCAAAGTTGCCAAAGTTGACCATGTTTTTTGCTTGGTAAGCACGCAAGGCGCGAAGAAATCAACGTTTTTTGAGGCTCTTACGAGTGAAGCATTCTTTACCGATAATCTTGACAAAGATTTAGCTCACAAAGACAACATCATGCGTCTCCATCGCAAGTGGATTTGTGAGATTGGCGAAATCGATCGAGTAACAAATTCCAGGTACGAGGGCGATCTAAAAAACTTTATTACGATTAAAACTGATATCCAAAGATTTGCATATTTGCGAGCGCAAAAAGTATGCCCTCGCCAATTCCTTTTTGTTGGCACTTCAAACCGTGATGATTTTTTAACTGATCCGACTGGTGATCGGCGTTATTGGATTTTGCGAACTAATAAAAAAATCAACTCTGATTTTGCAAAAGAAAATCGTGATGCAATTTGGGCGGCTGCGGTAAGCCTTTATAAATCAGGTGCTGAATGGTGGCTCTCTGATGTCGAGCAAGAAGCGAGCAACCACAATAACCGCAGATACCAATCAGATAGCCCTTGGATGCCACAGGTAGCGGCGTTTTGCGAGTACAGGGATAAAGTATCAACGACTGAGCTTTTGTACCATATCGAGCCACAGAAGGGCAAGCACACCCATGCTATGCAAAAGGATGTGCTTAATTGCTTGATCCGTTTGGGCTATTCAAAAAACAATCAGCGCCACAAAGCCCTGATTGATGGCGCAACATTGCGCGTTTACTCATGGGTACTAAATGATAACCAAAGTGCTAGCCAACCCCAAGACATAGACGGTGAGCCACTTGCAGGGACTTCACAAAATACTCCTAACCTAAGTGCTAACCACCCCTCAAATGTAGACAGTGTAAGCGATACAGGTGCTACGATCCTACCTAACCTATCATATACACATAATACACATACAGGTAATACATACATACATAATGATGATCAAAATACATGTATTGTAAATCCCCTTACATCTAGCACCCCTGTTTTGGCTGGGCAGCTAACCACCAGCGCGCACAATGTGGACACAGCAAGCACTTCAAGCATGGTTAGCACTTGCCTAGACGATACCCATCAAGCATCCCCTCTAACCACAGGCGACACCGTGATCATTGCAATAGATGATAAAGAAGTAGCTGAAATTGTCGTTATTGAGTGCCAAGTAAACCTGTGGACTACTGAATACACAATCGACAAGATTGAGACGCGCTACGGCTCAAAAATGGCATATATCAGCAATGGGCAACCAGTCGAGCAACCCATTGCTGTGGATTTGCTTAGGAGGGTGATTAAGAATGCTTAAACTACAAACTCTAAAATCACTTGATGACGATCACGCCACAGCAAAAGATGCTTGCTTTGATGTTGGCTGGCATTTACTCAGTCCCCACAATTGGGCTTATGTGGACATTTGGACAGGTAAGCGTAATGAAGTTAGCCTTGATGCACTTATCAAGGCTGTAGAGGCTAAAAAATTGAGGCTTAATCCTGAAAAGCCAAAACATAGAGAAAAGCCTATGTTTACTATAAATAAAGCTAGATGATGTAAGTATTGTAATTTTTGTAAGTTTTGTATATACTGTAAGGGCGTTCAGAAAGCAAGGAACCGCAAGTATGCTCATACCTAAAGAAAAAGCCATAGCAATTTTGCTGCGTACAGCATCAAAAGACTTTCATCCTAAAGATGCGATTGAAGCGTGTATTGAGGCTGGAATTAGTAAAAATATTGTTATTGAGTTAGTCAAAGATCTAGAAGCGTTCCATTTAGAATTAGGAGCTTAAATGAATCAAGAAACAATCCCGATCTCGAAGTTTCGAGCCAATCTTAGAAAGTGCTGTCACGCTGTCAAACTTGGCAAAAAAGAGCTAATCGTGACCTATCATGGAACTCCTTTTTTTAAAGTGAGCAAAGCTGCTTTAGAAGAGAATTTAGCAGAAGTTTCCTTAGCTTTTAATCGTGAACACATGACTGAATTTATCGATTTAATTGAGAAAAAAAGTGCAGTAATTTTAACTGCGCATGGCAGAAAATTAGTTAAATGTGAATTGATATAATGAAGCACCAATCATTATTAATGGACGAAAGAGCTTGCAAAGCTCTTTCGCAATCCGAGCAAGATCAAATCATGACAGATTTGATTCAGTATTTAAAAGCCTTAGATAGCCAGCATTATAGCTTTCATGGTAAGAATGAATATGGCTATCAGATGTCAATTTCAGAGCATTGTGGCTATGGGTTTTCAATTGATATTTGCTGGAATCACAATGAATTATGGTGTTATCGAAATTATGGATATGTGCATCCTAATTTAGTCACAGTATCAGGTGAATTACGAAATAAACTTGTCTCAGAGCTTCGAGAAATTGCAATTAAGTGGAGCTGTGGAATTAAATGATTACAATCCAAGTGCAGACAACACAAGGCACTATTCTTCTGCCTGAGCTTATATTTTTTTACAACGTTGTTCATGACAACGGATTTCGATTGCCAAAGACGGACACAGAAATTTTTGCTGATGCAATGAAGATTTGCGATTGGTGCGCTGAAAACTTTCCAGAATTTGCAAAAGAAGATTTAGATATTTCTAAAATTTCTTCATTTAGGAAAGGGCAATTTAATACTCAATTGCATGATTTTAGGGTTGAAGTGCTTCGTGATTGGGAGGATGATGATGACTTCCCATTCTAGCCTAACATCAGCCGATCTATTTAGTGGCTGTGGCGGCGTTGCACAGGGCATGAAACAAGCAGGGTTCACCCATGCATGGGGATTAGAATTTGACCCCGCGATTGCTGAAATTTATAGGGCAAATCATGGTCAAGTTTATGTGCAAAATATTCTTGACGCTGACCCCATGAAGTTTGAGAAAGTTGATTTACTTCACGCTTCACCTGTTTGTAAATCATACTCAAGCGCCAAGACTGACGCAAAAGAGACTCAATTAGATCTTGATTGCGCCGCTAAAGTTTGCGAATTTATTCGTACTTTACAGCCACAATATTTTACCCTTGAGAATGTGGCTGAGTATGGCAATCATGAAGCCTTTAATAATATTATTGAAACACTTTATTCTCAAGGCTATTGGCTGAATTGCCAGGTACTAAATGCTGCTGATTTTGGAGCTCCACAATCGCGCCGCCGATTAATTCTCATTGCTATAAAATCTGGCTTTATTCCATCGCTCCCACCTAAAGAAAAGCATATCGGTTGGTATCAGGCGATCTCTGATTTAATCCCAAATTGCAAGCAAAGTGATTTTGCTGATTGGCAAAAAAACATGACAAAGGGAATAATAAAGCCATTTGTTATGTCCTCTACCGAGCAACGAGCTAATACGGTTCGTTATGCCAATCAACCGATATTTACTATCAAAGCAAGCGATCGTGACCCTAGAGCTTTAATAGAATCAGGTGAGACAATCCAATTAAATTTGGATTGCTTGGCACGGCTCCAATCATTCCCAAAAGATTATATTTGGGGCGATAAAATTGAGCCAATTCGTAAAGGAATTGGGAATGCTGTCCCTCCTTTACTCTATGAGAAAGTTATTGGGAGTGTAGTAAATGCTAACTCTTAGACCATTTCAAGAGGACATAATCAACCAAGTAATTCATTCTGCCAACACACTTAAAAATCAAAATATCGTACTAGTTGCCAGCACAGGAAGTGGCAAAACAGTAATCGCCTCTGCACTTATGGCTAGATTCGCTGCCAAGGGGCGCAAAGTTCTCTTTCTGGTGGATAACATTACTTTGATTGACCAGACCGCTAGCAAGCTAACAGTACCCTATGGAGTGATTGCAGATGGATATCAAGAGCCTGATTATAATGACTTTAGTGTGTTTATTGCTTCTATCCAATCTTTATCTAATCGAGTCGCTTGGCATGATTGCCACTGGGATTTAATTCTATTAGATGAAGTACATACTACTGGCTGGTATGCATTATCTTTAAAGCTAATTGAGAAGTCTAGTAAATGGGTAATAGGCTTGACAGCCACACCATACCGCCTATCCAATAAACAATGTTTTGCTGATATATTCCAAGATGCTGTCATCAGTCCATCATTTGCAGAATTGCAAAAATTAGGGTATTTAGCACCTTTGGATTATTACGGGATTGACCATGCTGATTTTAGCAAAATAAAAATCGCTCAAGGTGATTACCAAGTAAAAGAAACTGCCAAAATTGTCAATAATGAAAAGGCAATTATGGCGGCACTGAATAAGTATCAAGGATTAGGAGCGGGTAAAAGAGCGATCGCTTTTGCCGTAAACGTGGAACACGCGATCGCCATAACTGAAGTTGCGAATCGATTAGGAATTAGCGCCGCATCAATCACTGGTACTGATAAAAAAGAATATCGATTAGAAGTTTTTGGGCTTTGTAAACGTGGCGAAATTAAGCTGCTAGTAAGCTGCATGGCACTCACCAAGGGCTTTGACTTGCCAGAAATAGAAATAGGCTTGCTTATGCGTCCCTCTAAATCCCTAGCCATCATAGAGCAGCAAATCGGGCGTGTGGCTAGGATTGCAGAAGGCAAAGAGCGCGGTATCATCATCGACTGTGTTGGCAATCTAGAAGCATCTGGCTATCCTTGCGAACGTGTCCACACCAAAGCATCAATACTTAGTCGCAAGCCACTAAGACAAGCTGGTGAAGCGCCTGTTAAGACTTGTCCTGAGTGTTCTAGAATCATTCGCGCACAAGAGCGTAATTGTCCATACTGTGCTTATCTATTCCCAATTAAAGAGAAAGAGCGAATAGAATTAAATGGCTCTTTCTCACAGCTAATTACACCCACTATGGTCATGAATGACGGCTCTGAGCAAGCGCATCGTGAGTTTTACAGGCAATTACTAAGGAAAGAGTATAAGCGCTCAGGATGCACTAGCGGCGCTTATGTGGATTATGTTAATAAAAGGTTTGAGGCATTCCCTAAACCCCTCAAATATTGGGCTTTAGGCGCAATATTTGAGGGTGATGTGAACAAGTTTAATCAGTTCTATCGCAATGTCCAACGTGCTGGTACTATGCGATTTAGGAATGGCACGCCGTCATGGTGGATTAAGTCTCAAATTGATGGCGAATTTGGAAATATAGCAAATAATTTAGAGGTGAAAGTTAATGCTCCCCACTAAATCCACACCCCGCACTCGCGCCACCACAGAACACGATGAGCAAAAGAAGCTTATCCATAAAATACGCAATGAGCTAGCGCCCAAATATAAAATATTGCGATGGCTTTATGCTAATCAAAATGGATTAAAATTACACCCTGCTATCGTTACCCAAATGATCAATGAAGGGGCAAAAAAAGGAGTACACGATCTGTTTTTGCCAGTGCAAAGCTATCAAAAAAGAATGATCTATGATGTTGCTATACCGATGTATTCTGGCTTGTATATTGAAATGAAATCGGCAAAAGGCAAGCTAACCCCAGAGCAAATTGATTTTAAAATATTTGTTGAGTCGCAAGGCTTTAAGGTAGTTGTACCGAGATCTTGTGATGAAGCTTTGCGAGAAATTTTATATTATTGTGGTATTGAATTGTCAGATTAATTCCCATTCCGATCTTTCATATTCAAAACATTCATAATGTCTTTTTGAATAACTGTGTTTTTTTGAATACTTTCTTCTATTAATTCCAATCTACTAATTATTTTGGCTTGATTGGCAATTAGATCATAAAGCTGATCACGGGTTTGCTCCGACGCTGTTAACTCTTTGGTAACAAAAGTCATCAGTAAGCCACGCTCACTTTTCTGGCTTTCTCTTGCAGTTTCTAAATAAAAATCAGACAGATTACGGGCTGCTTCCAACTGTTTTTGCTTGTCTTCTAGCTCTAAGTCAGCCTGAGATTTTACTATCAAAGTTTCTAATTGTTTTTTGCTCTGCCTTGCGTCTAATTCTTGTCCAAACCACTTTTCAACTATCTTAGGTAAGAGAGTAAAAATAGATAGTCCCGCCGCTAATATGTAACCAGTTGCTGTTACTGGATCGATCGCCTGTACTGTTGGCTGTGGCACTGGCTGGGGTTGAACTGTTTGTGCGATCGCCGCATCTTTTCGTAAAAATACAATTGCGAAAATTGGCACTATTTTTTTAAATTCGGGCGATCGCTTTAATTCAAACATCACTTTTTAGTAATCTCAACAGAGGTAGCATCGACATACCACTTGCCAAGATAGTTAGGATCAAAGCATTCAAAAACAAGATGACCATGAATATATTGCTGATTAACAATTCCTAAAACATCGCCATCGTTTAATAATTTTTTTGTGCTAGTGGCAACATATCCACTGGCACTGGCATCTTTTTGAGGGTGGTATCAGCGATCGCTACCAAGGTTATTTTAGGGTTCACTTTTAGCCTCAAGATAAAGAGTTAGCTAGCGTGAATATTGCATCAGTATCTAATCCCAAATTAGTAGCCAGAGCCACGACTAGAGGATAATTTTCACTGATAATATCAGCATCATCCCAGTCAATCTGTGCTTCTACATCTAGTTGTGAAATTAATGTTTCAATTGTTGTTAAAACCCCTAACTGATTTAACGCTTTTTTTAATCTTCTTTTATCAATTTGTCGAATAAGTGTAGGTAAAGGATCGGCGGGTTCAGGAATACCACCATCAGCTAGCCACGCTTGATATAGCAAGGCATCACCATAATTTGCGGTGATATCGGGGATTATCGCGCCATCAGAGCGCTTAATTTGGTTAGGATTTGGTAGAAGCTGATAAGCAAAAATCATAAGTTTCTAGGGGATGTGTGCAGAGCAAAGATATTTACGATTGATGACATATCCATTAAGGGCTGACGGTTGAATTTGAAAGCAAAAACTTTCATCATCAAGAGCATTTTCCTGCAAAATGGATGCATTTATAATAGTCCCAAGGCTGGTAACAGTCATGATTGGGGTCGAAAACATTGGAACTTTAAAAGGCTTTTCCAAATATATTGTTGAGCCAGAAACTGCCCCTTGTAATCCATTTGTTGCTTTTTGTGCATACCTCATGCATCTCAGCAATTCACTAGCAGTATCACCACAATTAAAAGTAGTTGCTACACTTCCCTCTTCCAATTGCAATCGCGATACCACCCATGTACCCGACGTTTGAGCGCCAACACTTAGTCTAAACTCAGCACCTAAAGCCGCCTGTATTGGTAATGTTGCCGTTACTGAATATCGCCTCAATGTGCTGTCTATGGTTACAGTTCCACTAGCGATCGTCGTTTGCGTTGGTGTGCCAATAGTGCCATGCACATCGGATGTAGTTGTGGGTCTAAGGATACTCCAATTAACTGAAGTTAGAAGTGAGTTAGAAGCCTCAAAACTAAATGTTATTGTTGCTAGTTTGTTGGCTAGCCTTATTAAATCTTTGCTTTCTATCCTTTGAAGTAAATAAATTGCAGTAGTTGATGCTGCACCCGTAAAAGTAACTTTCTCACTAGCGGGATCTATCGTATACGCAACCGTGCTAGAACCACTTGCAGCAAAGCACCAATTACTTCCAGATAGATACCCTAGTGATTGTGTTGGCAGCGCAACAGAATCAGGTAAAGTCCCGGTAAGGTTAATCTGATTTACCTGAAAAGCAGGGTTAATGAACAGGTTCTTATTAGGAAGTTGCTGTAAATAAATAGTTCCACTCATTATGAATACCTCACTGTTACTGCAACGTTAGATCCACCTGAGAGTTTAGCCACTGTGACGTCGGATGTCCCAGCCGTATAGCCAACTCTATAATCGGCTGGAGATGCTAACACCTTATCGCTAGGAATAATCCGTATAAGTTGAATTTCTGAGATCCGCATATTGCCAGCCCCCGCCGCCCCGTTAGCAGATACATTTAATTTGTAATAGCGATAAGTTGCAGAGCTAGCAAGAGTAAAAGTTTTATATGTTGCAGCCACCCATCCTGTGATATTAGTTTGAGTATCGATAGTTGTCCAATTTATCCCATCGCTACTACCTTGTAAAGTCCATGATTTAGGTGTTGTTGTGGTAGTAAAGTTAGTCCCTATAGAGAGCCTATATGCTCCAATTGGAGGTGTAGATCCCAAATCGATAGATAGCCACGCTGGGGTTGCAGTCGCAAGCCAATCGGGCTCAACATCTAAAATCGAATTAAAGGCAGAATATCCAGAATAGGTCGAGGAATAAGCACTACTGACAGCTATTACATAGGGAGATGGAGTCGTATTTGATGTCATATTGGTGGGTGATACAACCAATATGTTCGATGCTACTGTCTCGTATACTCCCAAAATACTATTTACGTTTGATAGCGATACAATATCAAATTTAGACATCGTAAAATCAGCGCTATACACAGTACCAGCAGAAGGCGCGAAGACAACACCACTCATTACAAGTACCCCACAGAGCTTGTTTGATCTCCTGCTGTTGCTAGGGTTAATGTCGCCTCAGTAGAGCTAAAAGCCCAAGATATTCCAGCGCTGCACGTCCTACCCCCCGAACCAAAAAATGTAGAGTCAATGATTAAAGCAGAATTAGCAGCGACAGGAAACGATTCAATTGGCACGTCAGTATTTACAGGTGCAGTAGCTTTGTTATGGATTTGGAAGAATCTAGTTGATGCATTTTTGTTGTAGCAATAGATTTTATAAACTGCACTTGCACTAGCTTTTAATACTGCTTGGTTTGCTGCACCGAAATTAGTAGGTGAGTTCGTGAAAGATGGAATTGAAGACGATCCGCCGCCCGATCCTATAATTTCACTTAATTGTGCTTGTAGATTTAATAAGTTTGCAAGCGTTGGGCTAAAAGGCTGATCGATGCCTAAATTAGCTAGAGTGCCTGTGTACCCTAGTGCCGCAATTTTTGCGTCAATAGCTGTTTGTAAATCAGTCCAAATCGTCATTTTACGAATCCTCCATATATTTATATCTGCTTGCTTGCTGTATCAGAATTTGATCAATGGCTGGGATACCAGCAAGATCGCGCGATCGATTAATTACCTCGATATCATTACCGCCCAAAACACCACTCATTGACGCACCTGATATCGCTCCCAATAATGCCACAGCATCCGTCTTATCTTGCTCAGGCTCTTTAAAATGCCCATAGCTTTCTTGCTCTCCAAATTCATTAGTTATTAAAAATCTGCAAACATCTTCAATCAATCGCTCCTTAATTTGCTGAGTGAAGCTGCTTACCACCAAATCTAAGATCGCGCCATGCCCTGCATTCAAATTACTGTCACCGCTTGCGCCCTGCGAGCCTGTGGTAATTACAGTTTCTGGCATTAGGAAAGCCATTAAAATCTGGCTATTCAGGAATCGCAAAACATTAAGGAAGAAAGCTCCATCGGTTTGCTGTGCGATCGCTATGATTTCATCAATATTTTTATCAATTACGATGACGGATTGATTCTCAATTTGCTCTAAAGCTGACTTCATGCGATCGCCCGATCGCCCCCTGATTGGTAAGCCATTTTCATTCAGTAAAATATTGCCAAAACTATCGACTAATTCAAAACTACTTTCTAAGTCAGTTTTCCCCACAAGTAGAGGTGTGGCTTGCCTTTGCGCTGCGATTACCATAGCAGCAAGTATTAATTTTTTAGCTTTCCAGTATGGGTAAGCTTTTTTGCATTCTGCAAAGCCATAAGGATCGCGCCCTATGCTGAGGTGTCTGCCATTAATTATATGGATTCCTTTCTCGTAAGGAATATTTACCATACCCTGTGGTACGGTGCGATATCGAATCTGGTCAATTTTGCCAATTGAACCAGCATACCTGAAATAACGCGGGTCTACAGCCATGATGGATTGGAGCATCCAACTGCCATTTTTAGGCTCACACGATATCTCACTCCAACTATGCCCAAATGGTTTCGCTTGCCACATTTCAGCAAAGCTTAGCGGTAGCGAGCCTCGCATATTTACAAAGTTTCGCCTAGTCCATGCTTCTATATCAGGATCTTCATGGCAAAATTCGCCAAGTTTTAGCGCACCCATTAGCATCGGGATTTCGATACCCGCGCCACAAATTGGGTCAGTCGTTGCCATCAATAAATATTCATCAATACCTACTGTATCTAGGTTTGAGAGTTCATTGATGATCGAATTAGTAAGGCGCTCTACTTCTTTTGAGAGCGTCCCTTGTAACGGCTGTACTTGCTGTGGTGATCTATCTGCCATAGCTGCTTAAAATAAAGCAAAAGAGGGTTATTGGCAATTAGTTTAAATCCCGCTTTGCATAGCCGCCGATCGCGCCGCCTCACGCTGAATCTTAATCAGCACATCGCTAGGGTTTTCACTTGTCTGTACCGATACATTCGGGCGATCTAGTTTCCCTACTAACTGGCTAAGCAATGCCTCCATACGCGCCGTTGAGACGCTACTGGGGGCATTGCTATTTGAGCTAAGTATTTGCTTAGTATCAGTGGCATTCGACACATACCCGCCACTGCCAAAGGTGACCAATTCTTGACCACGCTCGCCTACTAGAAGCTGTTGCCCTGCGTCAAACCTACCACCACTAGCTCTAGGTGAAGCACCAGCCCCTAAGACTGAACTTGCTAACTCAGCCACAGTACTCGCCGCACTACCCGCTTTAATAGCCGCTACTTGTTGTGCTGTGGCGATATCTTTAGCCCGCTCCTCAGACTTAAATTGAGCTTCAAGGGCTTTTAAATTGTCTTCAAAAGCTTGCTTTTTAGCACGTTCGCCATCCTCAAAAGCAGCTTTTTTGTCATTTTGGGCAAGGTCAAAAGCTTCTTTTTTAGCTCGCTCAGCATCCTCAAAGGCTTGCTTTTTGACATTTTGGGTGGTATCAAAATCTTCTTTTAATTTATTTTGCCCTGCTTCATAGGCTTCTTTTTTGAGGTTTTGCGCCGCATCAAAAGCTTCTTTCTTAATATTTAACTGCTCTTCAAAAGCCTCTTTTTTAAGTTGCTTATCAGCGTCTCTTTGTTCATCTACAAGTTTTTGAGCGTCGTCAAAGGCTTGCTTAGCCGCCTTTTGCCTTTCATCCTCAGCTTTTTGATCTACTTTTTGCCTTTCGTCAAAGGCGATTTTGTCAGCTTTTTGCTTTTCTGCAAACGCTAACTCATCAGCTTTTAATTGTTCAAATGCTAACTTTTCCTTAGCAGCTTTTTCATCAGTCGCCTTAAATTCTGCTTCTAATTTTGCCTTGTCCTCTGGTGTTTTTGCTGCATCAAGTTGTAATTTTCTTTCAATCTCTAATTTGCGAATTGCAAATTTATCGTCAGCCGTTTTTTTAGCAGCATCTTGGCTTTTGTCAAATGCTAAACTTGCGTCACGTTGCTTTTTATCAAATGCTTCTTTAGCTTTTTCTTGCTCTTTATCAAAGACTCTTTGCGCCGCTTGCTTCTCTCTCTCATAGGCTTTGTCACTAGCTTTTTCTTCAGCATTGAAAGCTTGTTGCTCAACTTTTTGATCGCGAGCAAACTGCTTATTCTCGCTTTGAAGTCCTTTCTCAAATTCTTTTTTGTCAGCTTTTTGCCCTTCTTCAAATGCCTTTTTATCAGTATTTAATTGTGCTTCAAATACTCGCTTATCATCACGCGACTTTGTTTCAAAAGCGCCACTTTCTGCTTTTGCTTTTTGCTCAAAATCACGTCCACGCAGCCGAGCTTGGTTCTCATTATTTTGCTTCTCTTTATCAATCCGTTTTTTAGCAATCTCTTCAATGGCTTCTGACGATCTTTTCTCAGCAGCTTCTACTTTTTTATTAGTTTCGAGTTGCAATTTAAGCTTGTCATCTAATAGTTTTTTTGCATTAGAAAATTCAATAATCCTTTGTCTAATCTGCCCTTGCAAAATAGGATTACCTTTAGCTTCTTCGCCTTGTTTTTGCAAATTGTTAATTGCAATATCAAAATCTTCTTTTTTCTCTGCAATATCTTTGGTAAATGCTTCTAACTGTTCTTTGCTTAATTTTGTTTTTTTAGCAGCTTCTTCGCTAGCCACTCCATACTTTTTGAGTATGGAGACGCCATCTTCATAAACTTTGTTTAACTCATCCTGATTTTGTTTTTCGCTAAAGCGAATAACATTTTTTTGTTCGTCTTGTCTGGTATTAAATGGGTTTATAAATCCGTTAAAATTGCCTTCATTAATTCCAGTCCCGCCTAATCCATCATCTTGTCCCTTTTGAGGTTTAGCTAATTCCCCCCTTTTTGCTTTGATATCGTCTAGCTGCCTACGCATATCTTTTAAGCCAGCCGTAACTTTATCGGTTCCCCATGCATCATTAAATTGCTTGCCGATGATCAGTAAAGGAACCGCCGCCAATGCGATCAATCCTAATGTCCCCGCCGTAATACCCGCCGCCGTGCCTAGTCCTGCGGTAGCTGTGGTCAGTCCTCCTACGCCCGCCGTTGCGCTGCCTGATGCAGTAGCCACACCGCCAAAAGCCGCAGCTTCAGCAGCCGTTAATCCAGTAGTTGTGGCTGTAGCAGTGCCGAGCGCCACTTGCCCAGCCGTTAGGAATCCGATCGCAGCCGTAACGCCCGTTCCTAGTGCAGATAGCCCTGCTAATGTTGGGCTAAGAATTGCCAAAAATCCAGAAATAGCCGCGCCTGTAGTTGCGATCGCCGCACCACCTCCAACGAGAAAAGCAATTACTTCTCGCACTGGCTGTGGCAATTCTAAAAAGGCTTGTACAACAGCCTTGGAAGTGCCTATTACTGGGTTAAACACCTTTAGGACATCTTTGCCTAATACGGCTAGAGCCTCGGTAGTTTGATTTGCAAAAGCTTTAATAGGATCGGCGGCTTTATCAAAATTAGTGGCTGCAAGCCCCGCGCTATTGGCACTTGCTTTAATATTTGCCTCTAATTTTTCGATGCTATTAATTGAAGGGGCGATCGCTGCCAATGCCTCAGCCGAGCCAAATAATTTAAGGAGCGTATCAGCGCTATCATTGCCAGTCGTTTTTAATTCCTTAAGAATGCCGCTTAGTCCCTTAGTCTTTAGGGCTTGAGCATTAAAGCTAATCCCTAATTCTTTCGATAATGTGACAGCTTCAGAACTTGGCTTTAGGATTGCGCCGATCGCCGTTCGCAAACCGCTAAATGTTGATTCTACAGGCACGCCAGATGCAGTAGCAGTGGCAATTGCGCCGTTAAGTTCATCTAGGCTTAGACCCGCAGCCGCCGCCGTTGGTGCAATCCTGGCAATTTGTTGAGCATATTGATCAACCGTGATTAAGCCGCTTTGCTGCACAGACACGAATTTGTCCACAAAGGATGCTGCTTGATCTGCACCTTGTCCATAGGCGTTAAGCGCTGAAATGGTTGCTTTACTTACTGTGATTACGTCTGAGAAACCGCCTACAGCCCCCTTTGTTGATGCGTCTAGGATTTTAGTTACATCAGCAGTTTTGGTGAAGCCAGCGCTTAAAACTTCATAGGATGCACCTGCTAATTCTGCTGTTGTGGTCTGGAATTTGTTAGCCGCAGCCAAATCGCCAAAATTCTTGATTAATTTCCCAGACTCATCTGATACTGTGGACAGCTTTCTCTCAGCTACGGAAATCGCACCCGCCGCCGCAACAGCCGATCCTTTTAATTCTGTTAGCTTACCCGCGATCGCCCCAAAACTTTGCGATATGGCATTGAGTTGTAGCGGGTCTAGCTGTACTTTTGGCTGTACAACCAGTTTGTCAATATCCTTTAATTGAGTTTTTAATCCTGATAATTGACCTAATAATTGATCTTGTCTTAGGCGAACTTCAGGCGTTAATTTCTGGGTTGAAAGCTTTGCTAATTCTTGATTTACAGCCAATATTGACTTGGTAAGTTCAGTTTTAATTTGGACAGCCGTTTTGTTGGCAGATGCCGCAAGGGGATCTAAAGTGTTAGTCCCTACAGGTGCGTCAAGTTTTTTTAGCTCCCCTTGTAATTTTCTTAATTCTCCTAATGCTTGCCCTTGCTCAACTTTTAAGCCTTGTTTAGCAAAATCAGAAACTTTTTGACGCGCCGCCTCAATTTGTTTAACTAGATTCTCTCTAATGCTATCTGATGCTTGCTTAGCCCCTGTATCAACGCCCTCAAACGATTGGCTAAGCCCCGCCACACTCGCAGTAGCGCCTTTAATTGCGGGTGATATCTGGTCATCGCCCTTAAAAATAATCGTTGCAGTGCTGTTGCTTGCCATAGGGCTTTAAAATAAAGCAAGCTAGGCTTTTTGGCAATGTTCTAATTGAAAACGATACGATTCAAAGCCTTTAAAATTAGCTCTTTTTTCTGAGTTAGGAAGCGAGATCGCGCAATGCTCAAATGGCGATAGGTGCGCTGGTTTTGACGCCAATAGGCGATCGTGTAATTTGATGTCATCTTGAGTATGGCGGACACCGCCATGATTGAGATAAGAAACCCTAGCACAACGGCCTGTGGCGATTTTGATAAAGTCATCATCTTTTATTCTGCCAATAAAATTATCGTGCCACTCATTCTCACTCATAAAAGGGATATGCCATTCCCCAGCTTCTAGCAATCTGGGTTCGCTTGCGGTATAAGCTTCACGCATAGTCACAGCTAATGCCTGTATTTCTGGCTGTGCATTAGGATGGCAACGCTGATCAAAAAAAATTTGATATTCAGTACTAGAACAAATCACCGTAATAGTTGAGAATGGCTCTAATAGGCGGTTAACAGTTTGCTTGTGGACACCAATCTCCATGCCTATCTTTGCTGATGAGATTGCATCTTCTCTTGCAACTTTCCACCATGCTTGTGCTTCTAATAATGCATCACCTTGCAACTCTTCCTTTGCACTCATACCTTTGCAATTGCGCCCCCAGTATAAAGGGTAAACTTCTTGCTCTTCTACAAGTTCAATTAATCTCTCAACAGGAATTGCGCGACTGCTAGAGGCATTACGCGAAAACATTCGATGCGTGTTAAATTCAGAATGAATCATACGATGATAGGTCAAAACAAATGTGGTTAAGCGATCTCCACATTCATTTATTGAGTCAGCAATAATATTTGCTGTGGGATAAAAAGTCATCCTCGATCCTCATACATTTTCATAATTAAAGGACTCACTTTCATCGCTTTTAGCTTCTTCTTTTTATCTTCCAGATTGTAATTATTTTCAGCCTTTCGAGAAAATATAACTTCAGGTTGCGAATCTTTTGGCTTGCTCATGGCTAAACTCCCTTGCTGATAATTTCATAGGCTGTGTCTTCATCTGGGTAGCTATCAACTACTCTTTGTTCAATTGTGCGATTATCCATCATGTAGTACTTCCTGATAAGTTTGGTTTGTGCCAATGGAGTTAGAGTCTCATTGTTTAAAATCTCAATAATAGTAGAATCTATTTGCCATTCACTATCCACTTCCTCAATTTCTATAGATTGACGATTAGCAATAAAAGCAACTACTTCCTTCAAAACTCCAATAGCAGAAAAATGATGGATACGAATTAAATCACAACCAACAAAACTAGAATCATCAAGAATATAGTTAGTGACCTCCCAATGCTTAGCGATAAAAATCTGCTCTAAAAGCTTATAATCACTAGCAATAGATTTAAGGTCAAAGCCTTTAGCAGATGGGTTGTCCCGTCGTTCCATTAAACAAATAGCTTCTTGCATCTTTTCCCACACAATGGGATCTGCAAATGTAAGTCCACTGTCAAATAGATTGTCAAACCATGTGCTTTGAATTTCGATTAGAAGTGATCGCAATTGCATCAACTTTTTGCGATCGGTGCATGGGATAGGAATGAGTTCAGATACTAAATTATTCATGATGCTCTACCATAGATTGCTTTACGTTGCGCTTTGCGTACTCATAAGCGCTAGGATCTTTTGGGTAAATCTGCTCAAAATAGACTCTAGGCTCGTCTGATAATGCAGATTCTCTTAGCCTTGCATATTCCTTTTTTTCATGCAAGCAATCACCGTAAACAATACGATAAGCCTCTGAAATCAAAAGCTTAGAGGCTACTTCCTTCCTAATCTCTACAAGCTTTTCTTTCGCTTTATTGATAGAAGTAGCGAACCAATTAAACCGCCCGTGGTAAACCATATAGCCGCATTCCCATCGCTCAGTATAAAAACTGTCAGGATCGGCTAATGCTTGAGATATAATTTCTGTAGTCATTTGGGTAGTACCGTACTCAATTGATTAGCACCTATCTGCATAGGTGCGACAATATTAATGCTATCATGCTTTTATTCCTTTCGCTTGAATAATACTCTAAGCGCTTCTCTGTGATAAATGAGAGCGCTTTTTTTATGAGTTAAAAGCTTTACTCATATAGTCTTTATTCCAGTCATCTTTTAGCCACTCATTAAAAAAGTACTCTTTATTTTGCTCATTAAGTAGGCTCTCAGGCATTTTATTCCGTTCACTGTATCGAAATACGAAATGGTCTACTTCCGTCTGTGTAAGCTGATAAGCAAGCGATATAGCGGACTCATACGAGCCAAGCATGATGGCTAAATCTGCCAAATCATCCATATAGCGATCACCTGATTTCTTGATTTTGAGCTTTTTGAATGGCGAATCAGCATCTAAATGTGGGCGATCTTTTTGCGCTTCTATGCATGGCTCAAATTTATTAAGCTCAATCAAATCCTTAGTAAATAATTTCTGCATCAATCCATAATCTGTGGCAATCACATCTAGATTAAATGTCGCGCCATGCATAGCCAAAATGTCGCGCAACAGGCGATCTCCATCGTGAGCTATATATTCACCTATCTCATAATCAAACGCCTCTAAACGCTCAAATAAGTGCATAAATAAGGCTGTCAGCTTTAGGCTTTGAGCATAAAGCGCAGGTGTGAGTGTGGCAACGTAGCGATCGTGCGAGTAAATATGCAGCATAAGCCTTACAGGATAACGATTTTATTATATGTGCAAAAGTATTTTTAAAAAGTGTTTGACATTTGTCGCGTTAGGATTTATATTAAAGAAGTTAAAGCGCACAGGAAACAAGATTGTGACTATAGATTTAGACCTTTTAAAAGAAGAAGCTGCATTAGCTTCTGAAATGAACGCATTAGAGCTACGCCTCAATGAAATCAAGTCTACTTTATTAATTCGTTTAGCAAATTTTGTTGCTGACGAAGATTTTGATCGTGCCAATCCCTCTAAAGCTGTCAAAGCCCTTAGAGGAGAGCTTCTTGATGATAATGGATTCAACTATGCGGGATATGAAAATCTTTCTGATGCATTAAAAAATTTAGAATTTTCTTCTTTGTTAGAAAAGAAAATTGTTGATAACAATTGGTACTCTTCTCAAGAATGTCGTGACGAAAGGTCTGCCTATGATTTGTCTGTACACGCCTAACCCACATCACACAGCGTACATGAGAGGGAGCCGCACCCCTCTTGAATATTTTTTGATTTAGGGAGATACAAAAATGAATATGGATTATTGCAAGTTTAAAAATACATTATCAGCGCTTCGCCAATGTGCTGATGGATGGGATGAAGAAGTTAAAGGCAATGAGGCACAAGCCAAGCAGGAAATGATTGAGCTAATGATTGATCTCTTAAATGAAGAAGGCTATGGCATTGAGCAAATTGAGAGCGAATCTACTGATTGCTTGCCAACTTATTCTAAATCTACAGGGGAAAGGATCAGTTAAGTGCAAAAAGCTAAACCTCTCACGCCGTTCCTTAAATGGGCTGGCGGTAAAACATGGCTAGCTCCTCGGTTAGCTAAAATGTACGAGCCATTCCGTAATACCCATACATGGGTAGAGCCGTTTTGTGGAGCGTTAAGCATTCCTCTTGGAGTAATGCCAGAACGTGCGATTTTGAGCGATATTAATCCACACTTGATAGAGCTTTATAAATGTATTGATCAAGGATTAGGGAATACTGTTGGCACAAATTTTTATTGGCAAAATTCTAAAGATTGTTTTGATCTAATTAAAAGAGATTTTAATCGCTCGATAGAATTTAACTCTGGATTTACGATGAGTAATGAATGGATGGCAAAGGCTTTCTATTATCTCAACCACACCTGCTTTAACGGCTTGTGTAGATTCAATCAAAAGGGTGAGTTTAATGTCGGCTATGGCAAGTATGAAAGTCCAAAACTTGACCATGATTTCTCGCTTTATCAGGAGGCTTTTCGCTACTGGGATTTCTATCATTTAGGTTTTAATGATTCCTTAGTCATTGCCTGCGAACATATTCGCTCCACGTTCATCTATGCCGATCCTCCCTATGATGGCGGCTTTACTGGCTACTCAGGCAAGTTTACATGGGATGATCAAGTCAATCTTGCCTCATCACTAGCGGCGCTCAATTGTCCTGTAGTGGCAAGCAATAAAGCCACTGATAGGATTATTGCTTTATATCAAGGTTTAGGCTTTGATTTGCAATATATCAATGCGCGCCGCCGTATTGCTTGTAATGGCGATCGCACATCTGCTACTGAAATTTTAGCTACTAAGAATTTATGACTAAACCCCCTGAACAAAAATTAGTAATGCAAATTTATCAGCGAGATTATTATTTGCAACGGACGGCACACAAGAATCGCTGTGTATGTGCAAACTGCTCTAAAAAATTGCGGACAGACTCCGCCCATGCCCCTTTATGCCGAGCATGTTGGGATAAAACTGATGAGGGCAAAGAGTATTTTAAAAGAAAAAAAGCTAAAAGCAGGGAAAACGCACCCGCCCCTGATCAATCCCTCTTAGGCAAGAAACCAGCCATGACGGGGGCGGAGCGTTCTAAAAAATATTACTTAGAAAATAAGGAGAAATGCAGAGAGCGTTCTAAAGAAAAATCTAAAAAATATTACTTGAAAAATAAGGAGAAATGCAGAGAATACTTTAGAGAGTATTACCTAAAAAATAAAGAGAAATACAAGAAGCTTTTTAAAAAGTGGCACGCAAAACATAAAAAAGCTAAAGAATAAGCAACACAAAAGCACCCATAGGATAGGGTGCTTTTGTGTTGCTTATTCTCGTCAGATACACAAAATTAGCACGTTGCCAAGCGATTAGGGTATCTGAGATAAACTTCACCCGTTACCCTGAAGTTTAAGTCGATCGTACCGCCGCCGAACTC